TTAGAAAAAAGTTTCTTCTTGGTGTTCTTTATGAATACGTTCGAGGATTTGTGAGAGACTTTTCTTTAAATTTGATCCATCATCTAGGTTTTGCACAATTTCATTTAAATCGTGTTCGATTGTTCCCTTGAACCACAAACGGTAATCTTTCTTTTTGATACTATCATTTTCTTTTCTTAATTCTTCAAAGGGGTTATATTTCAAAGCTGAAATGTCGGTAGGGTTACCTTTAATTTTTTCGAGACGGTATTTATTTGTGATTGCTGTTTCGTCATGTTTTACAAAGTCTAGAATATAATCAATTTCTTCAAATTCATTCATATACAGTAAAGATCTAACATACTCGATAATCTTTGTTGCTTTATCAGCACTTTCTGAAGCAATTTCTGCTGATCTTGTGGCGCTTAATTCGGCATAATATCGCTGCCAATCATCATCATTTGCATTAATAAAGTATTCATAAGTGTAGTAGTCATTGACATTTTCCGGTATTCCATCAGTAATTAACCAGGAAGGCAGATTGAAAATATGAGCAACCTTTGGAATGAATGAGGCTGGTATGTTTCTGTCACCTCTTTCGTAATTACCAAGCGTATTTGTTGGAATATTTAATTTTTGTGCTAATTCTGATTGCTTTATTTTTTTGATTTTTCTTATTTTAGCAATTCGATTACCTATATCTTCATTTGAATTTTTGAGTGACATAAGAACACCTCCTTTAGTAAGAATAACTCGAAAATACTTCAAAATAAAGTTTTTTTATTCAAAAACTTGCAAAATGTTAAATTGGGGTTTATTATGTTTTTATACCCCATAAAGGAGTTTAAGGGAGGCGGAACAACATGCAAAAAGAATTGCCACGTTATATGACCTATAAGCAAGCCATGGACTGCTTAAATATCAAGTCATACAACACGCTTTACAAATATATTAAGCAGGGTTTACGAGTAGTTGCAATCAACGGTACAAAGCGTATTGACCAACTAGACGCTGATAAGTTCATGGAAGCACATAAAATTTAATTGTACCGTGCGGGGGCAGAATAAATTTAAGGAGGTGATTTCATGATAGCAACAGCAATCTTATGGGTAATCAAGTTTATGATTGTGTCGTTTGTTGGCAACGTGGTAGCTAAGTTAATCAAGAACCCGCGTCGGTATTTTGGAATGTGAGGTCAGTCGCATGGGAAAGCATACAAAAAAGGCCTACTTTGCTTTGGAAGGCAGTAGGCCAGATAATCAGGAATGTATGTCTCCCTTATTTTAACACGTTAGCACGGTTATATGAAGGGAATTTGTAATGAAGAAAACTAAAGATTTAGATGAACTAGTGTTTGAGGCTGGATCACTCGTAACTTCAATAGATGCTTTAGATGATTTTGCCTATAAATACTTCGTTAATAACAATATTGATTATTCCGAAAAATTGAGTGGACTAATCACTGTCATAAAGCAATATGCAGAAGATCACTATGCAAATATTGATGAGCTTAATACGTTTGGCGGTGATGAAAAATGAAAAATTTCGCAACGCTTGATAAAGCCATTGAGCTGGCCCAGCAAGGCTATGCGGTTTACCCACTGATTGAAAACACGAAGAGGCCGCCGAAAGGGGTGGCCGGCTACCGAGCCGCAACTAGTGATCAGGGCACTATCTTCACATGGTTTGAAAATCACCCGACTTACAACTTAGGCTTGCGATTAGACACGTCCCATTTACTGGTAGTTGATGTTGATATTCACGATTCGGCTAAGAATGGAAAAGACAGCTTATTTGAATTACAGCGTCAAGGCAAGACACTTCCGCCAGATACGTACATTGAAAAGACGGCCGGTGGTGGTCTCCACTACTTCTTTAAGTATACCGGAGACAAAGTCCGTAAAATTGACGTTTGGGCCGGAATTGACTTGTTAAGTGACTTCACGGTGATTTCGCCAAGTGAGATTAACGGCAAACAATATAAACCTTTAGACGGTCAAACCTTAGCTGATATTAAGCCGGCTCCTCAATGGCTAGTTGATAAGTTGATGGGGCAAAAAGTGAGCTGGACGTCAGAACGCGCTTATACCACACGCCAAAAGAAGTATACCGGTCGATTGTTAGATGAAATGGTAACCGGGACAACCCAGGGCAATCGCAACGCTTGGTTAACTAAAATTGCTGGTCGAATGTTTGGCGTCGGTGCTGCTCCTAAGACGGTCTATAACATGCTGTCAGTGATCAATGATTCGTTCGTTGATCCGGCACTACCAAGCAAGGAAGTTAATGTGATTTTTCAATCCATTTTAAAACGAGAGAGTAAGGGGGTTCATTAATGGGCAAAGCAATGGATTTACCAGCAGAGACCCGAGAAGCGGCCAACAATGTTATCAAAATGCAACGTGACGCTGATTGGCAGAATGATTTCAAAAAAAATTCGGACGATGGAATTAAAACACAGTCTCTTTACAATATCCGCTTAATTATGGAACATGATGAAATGCTGAAAGGGCTAGTTGTCTTTGACGAGTTCTCGGAACAAATTGTCAAAACACCACAAGCAGAAAATTCACTGTTCAAAAAAGGTTTTTGGAATGATGGTGATGACACGTTATTGAGAAGTTATATTGAAGATCATTACAACTTGTTATTCAGCAAGGAAAACATTACCGACGCGGTAGTTACAGAGGCACGCCGCAAGACAATCAATCCGGTTAAGGCTCGTATTGAAGCAGTAGAATGGGACGGCCAACCACGTGCTGAACGTTATTTCATTGATTACTTAGGTGCCGAAGATAATCATTACACCCGCACCATCACTAAGAAATGGCTAACTGGTCTTGTTGCTCGGGCCTATGAACCCGGCGTTAAGTTTGAAATTGTTCCTATCTTAGAGGGAAGCCAAGGACTTGGCAAGAGTACGGCTGGTAAGAATCTATACCCGGATAAATTCAATGATTCGTTGAAAGGAATGGGTAAGCAGAAAGACGATTATCAACAGTTGCAAGGTAGTTGGATTATTGAAGTTGCCGAGCTTTCCGCCATGAAAAAGACGGATATTGAGGGAATTAAAAATTTTATTAGTGCACAAACCGACACATATCGGAATAGTTACGGCCGCTATGCGTTACCGCACCCACGTAAATGCGTATTTATTGGCACAACTAACCAAACCGACTATTTAAAGGACGCGACCGGTGAACGGCGCTTCTATCCAATTAAATGTGGGGTCAACAAGGCCAAATTAGATGTATGGCACCCAGACGAGAATTACATGCTTCAAGTATTGGCGGAAGCCATGTACTGGTTTAGGAATGGTGAACTGCTATATCTGGATCAGGCCACTATGAAAGAGGCTAAGGCGTATCAGATGGCTGCGGAAGCTGTCGACCCTATGCGAGATGCCATCGAAGCGTTTTTAGCAATGGAAGTTCCCGCAGATTGGGAAAATATGAGTACCGGCTTAAAACAAAGCTATGTCAGTGACTACGGCCATCATTCTAAGTGGCTAAAAGATCAAGTTAGTAATGAACGGAAACTACTCAACCAAACAACAACTCTGGAAATCATGGAAGTTGTCTTCCATAAAACAGTCGATCGTTATTTAACCGGGCGAACAAACTCGGAAGCTAAGCGAATCAAGCTATTAATGGACAATATGGACGGCTGGGAAGCTAAAAGAATTAGAATGAATGGCAAGTTTCCACGTGGATATGTCCGCGTACAATGATCGAAAATGCTAAGTGTACCACGTTGTACCGGGTAATGAACCACGTTAGGCCACTTTGAAACGTTGCTATATCAACGATTGTCCCCGTGTACCACGTTAAAACGAAAAGTTTCAAGTACAGGAGGAAAAGGAAAAAATGAAAGTAATTTATCCAAGTTTAGTTGAGCAAGCTTTTGACATTTACGTTAAACAATATGGACCAGTTGTCTCAAATAGAGTTAATGAATTAAAATCGTGTATTTACAGAGCCTTGATTAAAGAAGGTGCTTTAGATCAAAATGGTGAGCCAACTCAAAAAGCAAAAGATAAAGGATTGGTTGGGAGCTTTACCCCAAATGAAGATGGAGAATATGAGCCAGAAACTGTAAGAGACTTAAAACTCATGTACCCCATTTATGCACAATTTAGTGACGATCACTTTATGAAATCAAGTCAAGGTTGGTTAGCTGACGCCTACGTTATCCGAAACGTTTCAAGCCAAGTTTTGAATAATCCTTTAAGCGATGAAGAACAACGCAAAAATGCGTACAAGATGTTGGAACAATTAGATGATTAACATGATAGAAAGGATCTAACTATAATGATTAAAACAAAAACGATTATGCGAATGTCTGTACAAGATTTAGACCGAGCAATTAACCGAGAATTAGCCAACCGGATTGATAGTGACAATGTCATTGACATTAAGTTTTCAAGTAATGCGTTTGGGGCAGACCTAGATTCTTCTTCTGCAGAATATTGCGCCATGATTATTTACAAGTGAGGTTAGCTAATGAAGAACTATAATCTAAGTCGACTAAATAAGCGGGTACAGTTTGGCACCGTCAAGTCAGTTGAAAATCCAATAAACGGCACAACCAAGCAACAATTCGTGCCACTGTTCACTGTCTGGTGTGGTGAGTATACGTTGACCATCAGTAACACGATTAGCCTTACTGGTACGACTGCGACAACTAACCAGCTAATTGTGGTGCGCCATGACGATCGGATCACAACGACCTTGGAAGCAATACTAGATGGAGTTACGTATCGTGTTGCTGGCGTTAGTTCTGATAGCGAGATGAATGCTTATGACGTGGTCACACTAACCAAGGTCAACGGTCATGGCTAAGCCAATGAAGCAATGTGAGCACCCGGGTTGTCGGACGTTGGTTGCCTATGACACACGCTACTGTGAGAAGCACCACAAGGCGACTAACAAATGGCGGTATCACAAACGCATGTACGATTCTGACGAGAGTAAGTATCAACAATTCTACAAGTCGTCAGCATGGCGCAAGTTGTCACGGCGGTTCCTTGAAAGCAATCCGGTATGCGTGCAATGTTACCAAGATGGTGTGATCCGTAAGGCTGATGTGGTTGATCACGTTATTGAAATCAAAGATGATTGGTCACGTCGCTTAGATGAAAGTAACCTACAACCATTATGTTACCGACATCATAACCGGAAGACTAGATTGGCTAGAGAACAACGGGAGCAACAAACTAAATAACCAATGAGTGTCGTGCTGAAAGGTGCGGCGCTTTTTAGTTGAGCGGAGTTTTCCGCTGAATGAATCAGACTGGCTAAGTTTAACTTAGGTAGTAGATCTGCGCAATACTGCGCTGAACTTTCAGCCGAGCTACTAAGCGGAGTTTTCCGCTGACCTAACCAACCCGCATTTTGCGTCTACGTTGCCAAAAGTGGCAATTGACTGCGCCAAGTTTTCGGCCGAGTGAACAATTCGGCTGAGTTGGACAGCAAAGATGTTTCCTCACAAGTGCGGAATACTGCCCTGAATTTTCGGGTGAGTTAGTGAGTAGATATTTTCGACTTGCAATTCAAGTTGGCGGCTTAATTTTCGGCCACGAGACTAATTCAAAACGGCATGACAGCCCAGAAACGTTGATATGGGGGGGCTATGGTCGACCAAAAAGGAGCGGACAGCATACTTTTGTGTTTATAAAAGTCCCTTTTGAGCTTTGATTTTTTGCTGATTTTGCTGGATTGTGAAATATCCCTACTAATAATGCGAAATTTAAACAAATAGCCAGTCAGGGGGTAACGTGTAAATATATACATGTTATTAATTGCACTTTTTAGAGATATGTGCGATAATATAGGTATAATAAAAGAATTCTGGATATATGTATCAATCAGCCGCTATGGGTCTAACCCGTGGGGGCTTTTTGGTACGTAAATTTAAACGAAAGGAGTGCTCCAAATGAGCCAAAAAGTAAAAGCCTTAGCTAGTATGAAGAAACACTTAACCAATGATGAGCGTGATCAACGTAAAGACGCTGAAAAAGCGTTATTTGATTATCCGGTGCTTGATTTAACCCCGCCAGATTGGTTACATGATCGGGCCTTGACTGAATGGCAACGGGTAGCGCCTTATTTAAAGGCCAATACCCCAATTAGTGAACTTGACCGAGCCATGTTAGCCAGTTATTGCCGCGCTTATGCAACGGTACAGACTTGTGAGAATGATATTCGTAAGAACGGGCTGGTACAAACTAATCAAGAGACTGGTGTACGTAAGCCGAACCCTTACGTGGCCTTGCAGTCACAAGCGATGAAAGATTTAAAAGCCTTAGCCAATGATTTAGGCATGTCGCTATCAAGCCGGGCCCGCATGGAATTAAACAAGCAAAAAGATGAGACACCCGAAGATACTTTCGAGGCGATGTTGTCATGATTGAATATGTTGACCAAGTGTTATCGGGTCAAGTATTGGCTGGTCAAAAAATCAAATGGGCGTGTGAGCGATTTAAACGCGATTTAAGCCGTTCTAAGGACGACAGCTTCCCGTTCTACTACGACGAAGACAAAGCGGCACAGGCGGTCAAATTTATCGAATTAATGCCTAAGACTGACGGTAGCCAACTCACCATGCAACCCTTTCAAAAATGGCTTATTAGTGAGCTGTATGGCTGGCGTGAAAAAGCAACCGGTAATCGGCGCTATGATCGGGCGTTCATTAGTATGGCACGTAAGAACGGTAAGACCTATCTGGCTTCTGGTATGGCCGCTAATGGGCTTTTAAGAGAACGTCAGCCCGCCCGCAACCGACAAGTATTATTTGTCAGCAACGCCCTTAAACAAGCTAAATTAGGCTACGACATGCTTTCAAGTGGGCTACGGCAAGTCCGCAAGCAATCGAAGTACATGCGGCAACGGATTAAGGTACAGAAACAAGCCATTACTGACTTAGAAACTGATTCGCAAGCCTTGGCCCTTGCCAGTGATACCAGTACGCTTGATGGTTATGCCGGAACGACCGTTATTTTAGATGAATGGCACGAAGCTAAAGACCGCAAAGTGTACAATGTTTTAAAGTCTGGTCAAGCACAAGAAGATAACTCACTGCTGGCGGTGATTTCCACCTCGGGCCTTAACCTTAACGTTCCAATGCACGCCGAATATGACATGCTGACGGACGTTTTAAAGGGGAAAACCGAAGCTGACCGTTACTTTGTGGCAATTTGGGAACTAGACGACCGCGAAGAAGTTTACGATCAAGCTAATTGGATCAAGGCGAACCCGTTATTCAGTGAACCACACGCTAAGCAACGCATGACGGAAAAAATTCAGGCTGACGTTGACCTTGCCATTAAACAAAATAATCTCATTCCAATACTGGTTAAGAACTTCAACATGTGGTTGCAAGCCAGTGAGGACAGTTATATTTCAGCAGACGATTGGTCAGCTGGTAAATTGGCAAAGGTGCCCGACTTACATAATCGCGACGCCTATATTGGCATTGATTTATCAAAAAGTAATGACTTGACCGCGGTTAGTTGGCTCGTTCCAATTGGTAACGGTCAGTTTTATTGTGACAGTCATTCGTTTGTGGGGACTAAATACGGCCTTGATTCTAAGATTAAGCGTGATGGCATTGATTACCGGTCAATGGAGCGGGCGGGTGAGTGTAGTATTACCCGATTAGATAGCGGCATTATTGATTATGACGATCTATTTGATTTTGTACAAAAACTAGTCGGGAAATACAACTGGAAAGTGAAAGCAATCGCTTATGACCCGTATAACGCGCAAACATTAATTACAAAATTCGAAAAATTAAGCTACCCACTGTTTGAAGTGCGACAAGGCACCAAGACTTTGAATATTCCAACTCGTAATTTCCGTGATCAGCTTTACGATGACAAGATTAAACATAACGGCAATAAGATTCTCGCTTATGCGGTCAATAACGCCATCTTGAAAGTGCTAAACAATGGTTGGCAACTGGATAAAGCCCGCAATAGTAACCGGATTGACCCGATTGCGGCGTTGATTAACGCGTTTGTAGCGGGTATGGACTATTACCAAGAAAGTGAGGATCAACAGCATGCAGAAGATTACTACAAAACAGCGACTGCGGCAGATCTGTTCTGATTATGTACAAACGATCTTGTTGGTGCTTGGCTTAATCTGCTTAGTGATTGGTTTTGGTTGCTGGATCAGCTGGCAAGCGGGGTTAATATTGGCTGGTATAGCCATGATTATGCTGGCCTTGCTAATTAATTATGAAAAGCAAAGAGGTGATTAAATGAGTTTTTTTGTTAAAAGCAATACCACCAGCGGCACGCATGATCCGGTAGCCGACGCCTTGGTTAGTTTATCAAGTAACGACCCGTATACGTTTGTGAGTGCGGCGGTGTTGCGTAATAGTGACATTTACGCGGCAATTAATATTATTGCGAGCGATATTGCCAGCAATCCAATTATGTGTGATACGGCAATCTTTAACACGATGATTAATCAGACCCCTAATAGTCAGATGGACGGGTACCATTTCAAATATGCGTTGGCGGCTAACCTGTTACTAAATGGTAATAGTTTTGCCGAGATTTTGCCTAACCATACATTGAAATTGATTGCCAATAACCAATTGACGGTTGAACAAGATGACGTTTCAGGCCAGTTGTCCTACACCTATACGCCTAACGGGCAAAGAAGTCGTCAGATCGCGCCTAACAACATTTTGCACTTTAAATATTTCACCAAAGACGGTGTATCTGGAATTAGTCCACTATATGCCCTCAAAGATGAACGCCAGATTCAGTCGGCCGGCAATAAATTGCTAACCGGCTTTTTTACTGCTGGTGTGCACGGCACCACGATTATTAAAGTCCATCAATCTGATTTAGGGCCGGAAGCTAAGGGCAATATTCGTAAACAGTTTGATGAAGCCAATACGGGTGACAATGCGGTCAACACGATTGTGACTGACGATACGATGGACATTAGCAACTTATCCTTAAATACCGATGTATTAAAGCTGGTCAATTCTAATGACTGGACGACCCGACAAATTGCTAAGGCTTTTGGCTTACCACCGGAGCGCTTAGGGGTTGAAAACGATCATTCTAATCAAGAACAAAGTGGTGTGCAGTATCTACAAGGGACGTTGCAACATTACTTTGATAGCTTTACCAGCGAGCTGTCGTTCAAGTTTGGTCATGACTTTACGTTTAATACGGACAAGCTATTGAGCCTTGATCCGCAAACGCAACAAGCCCAAGCGGTGGCTGGTTTCACTGGCGGCGTTATGAGCCGTAACGAAGCTCGGGCCAAGATTGGCTTGCCACCAACTGACGATGGCAATATTTTCTTAAACTTACAAAAGAATGGAGTGACTAATTCATGAAACAAGACCGACGGTTAACGATTGACGCCGAATTGCGAGCACAAACGCCGCAGTCAGAAACACCCGAAGACGGGCCAGCTGAAAATTCAGCAGACCCGCAACCTAAAGATTCCCAAACAAGCAAGGGCAAAACAATTAGTGGTTATGCAATTGTATGGAACTCACCAAGTAAAGACTTAGGCGGCTTCACTGAGGTTGTTACCCCTAAGGCCCTTGATGGTGTCGATTTATCAAACGTTCTTATGCTTAATAACCACGACTATACCCAAGTGTTAGCCAGTGCCAAGGCGGGCACATTAACGTTAGAAACGGACGACAAGGGGCTACATTTCACCGCACAGTTGCCGAATACGTCGTTTGCTAATGATGTTTACGAAGAAGTTCAAAGTGGGAACGTGGATTCGTGTTCGTTTGGCTTTGATAGTGATGATAACACTGACGAGTGGGCTAAAGATGATGACGGCAATATCACACGCACTATTAAGCAAGTAAAGAGTTTGTTTGACGTGTCGGTGGTAGCTGTTCCCGCTTATGACGATACCAATGTACAAGTTGACACCCGTAGCTATGAAAAATTTATTAACCAAGAAAAGGAGCCTGACAACATGGCAAAACAAACAATTATTGATCCTAATGGCAATGAAAACAAAACCGGTATTCCAGCATTTGAACAATATGTACGGACACACGGGGAAACACGGGACGGTTTAAAGACTGACGGGGTCAGTGCGGTTATTCCTAAGGAACTGATTACTCCCGTCTTCCAATTAAAGCAATCCAATTACAATCTTGCCCAATATGCGACAGTCAAGCAAGTTTCTAGTGGCTCCGGGACTTATCCAATTGCTACTAGCCGACAATCTGCTGTATTGGCTACTAAGGAAGAACTAGCGGACATTGCCGACGTTAACGCGAACATGTTTACGGAAGTGCCGTTTGATGTGAAGACCCGGGCTGGTAAGATTGCCTTATCTAATGAAGTGGTGGAAGACGCCGAAGTTGATATTGTCAGCGAAGTTAAAAACCAATTACAACAATTGGTTGATAACACGGACAACACGCAGATTATGAGCTTGTTAACGGGAACCAGTTTCACCAAAGCAACGGCTGCCAATATTGATGATCTTAAAAAGATTTTCAATGTGACGTTAGATCCTGCTTTGAGCAAAATGTGGTTAGTGAACCAATCCGGGTTCAACTACCTTGATACCTTGAAAGATTCCGAGGGCCGTTACCTGTTACAACCGAACCCAACGGCACCCAGTGGCTTCACCTTGTTAGGGGCGCCAGTCGTCATGATTAGTGACAAGTTACTGGCCAACAACGTCGACGGGACGTCTCCAATGATTGTAGGGGACTTATCACAAGCGGTGGCGGTTTTCCGGCGCAACCAAGTAACCGCCCAATGGGACAAGTTTGACCAGTTTAGCCAAGGGCTTTCCGTCATTGTGCGGAACGATTATAAAGTGATTGATAAGACCGCTGCAATCAACGTGGCGTTAAAAATCACGCCTGGTAAATAATCGTACCCACTTTTGGGGACGGCTATACAAGGGGTGGCGATTCACCACCCCTATACATAAATTAAAACCAAAATAAAGGAGTGATTACATGGCTGTAACCGTTGACGATATTAAACTAAGTCTGCGAATTGATGTGACCGAAGATGACCCAATGATTAAAAGCTATTTAGACGCCGCCGAGGACTACGTTCAGATGGCCGTTAGCACAAATGAGGACGTGTCTATGTACAAACAGTACGATTTTGCCGTGTCCTTGCTGACACAATTCTGGTATCAAAACCGGGTAACCGATATGACAAAGACACCGTATCAAGTTGTAAGCATGATTCAACAATTGCGCGGTTTAGTAACCGGATAAGTTTTAAAGTTAATATGATTCATTTTAAACAATTATAGGTGAAAATATTTGTTTTAAGTGCTATAATATAGTTGCCATTGAGCAATCTACAGCATAAATTGTAGTGTTGATATTAGCCAAGACGGGGTGTAATAGCCCCGTTTTTTAATACATATATCTGGGATCGGAAAGTGTGATTCCAATGCGCCAAGATGTTAAGAAGATTTGTAATTTATTAAAGCAATATGCCAAAATAAAACGTGAATTGACGGCTTTTAATCAAGTTTCTAGTCCCTCGTTCGATGGAGTATCAAGCCATAGCAGCCGAAACGGTGCTGAAAGCCGCCTGATAAACCACGTTGATTTGTCTTACCAGTTAAAAGAAGTCGAAGACGCCCTAAATGCAATTGATGATCCACAATATCAGTTCATCTTACATGATTACATTATTAAGAAACGTTTCAGCCGCAGTGAAGCTTGTGGCCAATTATCGGTTAGTGTCAGCAAGTTTAATTATATGAAGAATGAAGCATTACACGCTTTTGCAAAATTTTACAGTGATCTAACGGTTTGAATGCCTACTATAGCCAAACTTCAACAATTTTAGTGTATAATTAATAATGTGCAGTTAAATATTTGCTGGAGTGTCCTTGTAAATGAGTTCTTTTATAAAAAAATGGTTGTTTGAAGTTACTTTAAATATTATATTGTTAATTGTTCCGGCTTATTTGATAGTTTTTAGCATATTTCAAGATGGCCCCATAGTTTTATGTTTATCTACGCCGGTACCTGTTTTTGGAATAAAATTATTAACGTTTAATTTTATGGTTTTGTCAGTGCTTGATTTTGTGCATTGGCCGTCTGATTATCATGAATCTAAAACTATAAGAAAGGTTATTTTTGTGATACACATTACTATCGCAGTCATTGCCTTGATAATAAGCGTTAGACTAATGGCTTAACAATAAAAAAACTGTTAACCAAAGTTGGCTAACAGTCACTGCCCCGCGCAAGTATTAAGTCACTGGAAACAGTGGCTTTTTTGTTATATTTTTGGCTGTCCTTTTGGCTGACTTTTAGTGAAAAGAGATGACAACCAATGACAAACTAGAGTAATAAAAAAGCTGTAATCACGGTGTTTTTGACAACCAATGATAACAGCTGATAACGAATATTGGGTATACTGGGCTCGAACCAGTAAATTACGGATTCAGAGTCCGCTGCCTTACCAATTTGGCGAATACCCAATAACAACTATTTAATAGTAACTTTTCCAGCAAATACTGTCAAGACTTTGCTGAAACTTTGTGTCTATTTTTTGCATTTTTGCTTGAATATCGTATCAGTTGGTGGCTAAAATAGTTGAGTGGAAGGTGAGTGTATGTCGAAGTCAGAATTAGATCATTTATTCGATCATCTGCGACAACAATTGATCGTATGGGCGGTCACGGCCATCGGATTAGCAGTTATGCGCAGCTTTTTGTTACCGCAATTATTGACTTTCGTTTTTTGGTGTAGTGTGGCCTACTGTTTGCTCTTATTTGTTGGTTTAGTTGTTGTGACGATTTTTAGGTGGCAAAAATCTTAATTATATTTGACAAGCCGCTTATCATTCGGTAAGATAATAAATGAATTTGTGCCCGCTGGTCAAATTGGTTAAGACGTCGCCCTCTCAAGGCGGAGTTACGGGTTCGATCCCCGTGCGGGTGATAAGGCGACAAATATAGAGAAACGACAAAGCACCAAAACACTGATATAAAGGCGTTTTGGTGCTTTTGTTTTACACTCGAAAACCACTCAAACACGATATGTTCTTCCACGATTCTTCCAAAAACGAAAAAAGTAGCCAAAATATAGCAGTTTTTGGAAGAAAAATTAACAAATGATTTTGTAATCCCTTGCGTCACAAGGACTACAGCAATCATAAAATTATCATTTTTAAAATCCTTCGTCCATTAGCTCGGTAGCCTTCTTATCTGACACGCCGTTTTCTTCTTCAATAAGATGGACGTAGGTGTTAACGGTCGTTTCTAGTTTTTGATGTCGAAGGCGATGTTGAACATAGGGAAGGGACTCATGATTTAAGATAAGAATCGAAGCGTGTGTATGCCTCATGGCGTGTGTTGTAACTTTGTTGATCTTTAGACGGTTACAAATACGTCCTAGCTCTTCGTTTGCATTCCCATTGCCCACGATTTTTCCTAGTTTGGACCAAAATACGAGGTTCTTAGGATTCTTCATTTCGTGTAATTCTAAATAATCTTTCTGCGCATTACGATAGCTCCTCATAAAACGACAGTAGGCGGGTCCTATGGTTATATCTCCATCGGCCTGTCCATTTCCCTTAGTTGGACGAAAAGTCTGTCTACGGGCGTCCCACTGCTGTTTAATGTGAACTATTCCATTATTCAAATCCAAATTATCCCACGTTAGGCCAGCGGCTTCCTCGAACCTGGTTCCAGTTTCTAGTTGAAACAACATCATTAGCATAGTCATGTGGTCATAATCAGCCGTTCTAATGAGGTATTTACGCAGCTTCTTATAATCGGACAACGTCAAATACTTTTCCTCAACGGGCTTAGGAGGGCGTCCAGTGACGTGTGCCTTGTAAGCAAAGTCTCGTTTTAGAATACCATCAGCTACGGCATCCTTGATTGCGGTGTGTACTTGTTGATGAAGTTTGTGAGATGTGGCAATTCCATGACTGCGGCCAAATTCATTCAGGAACTTCTGGTAATCTGGACGTTTAATTGCGCTCATAGGTTGATCCTTAAAATATGCGGAGATGTGGCGCCAGTTGCCCATATACAGCTCGTGAGTATGGCGCGATACACCGTCAGTTTTGTAAATTCTGATCCAATCAAGAAAGTAGTGCTTTAGGCTCTCGGTACTACGTGATAAGTCAGCACCTTCCAGCAGAGCATTCTTAGTTTTAGTTTCCCACTCAACGGCGTCAGTTTTGCGCTTTTCTAAATGAGTAACTGACTTATAGTTACCGTCATCATCTTTATAAGAGACACGGGCTTGCCATTTACCATTATTAAGTTTGGTTACTGACATGTTTTATTCCTCCCAACTGGAAATAACAATAGGTTGACATTCCCAAACATATGTTCTTTTTAACTCAAAATATATACCCCGATTGGGGTATTAAGCGAGTGACGGGAATCGGACCCGCGACTACAGCTTGGAAGGCTGTCGTTTTACCACTAAACTACACTCGCATAAGAGCCAACAATGGGTTTTGGTCGGCTCAACAGTTAATTAGAATGTACCTACAATTATTTTTGCTTAAGACGATCAACCATATCTTTTTCCATTCCTTGGATTATGCGGCCACATTCTTTCCTTGAGTAGCTATCTTTTGTAAGATAAACGAAAGCATACAGATTAATAAAAGAGGTTAAGTCATTAGTAATGTTATCTATGAGTTCGTATTTCGACATATCTTTATCCATAATCTTACCTTCTTTCTTTTAAAAGTGGGTGGCAGGGATTGAACCTATATAACAATTTCAAACGAGAGAGAAGGGCTGAAATCGTTATTCTACCATTGAATTACGCCCACGTGATGTACGTACTAAAGTAAGCGGTAGTATGGGTTATCTGTTACAACGCGAGCGGCAGGAGTCGGACCTGCATCTGCATAGTATCTAGTCAGCAACTCAAAGGAGTACCGTTCTACCGTTGAACTACGCTCGCAAAGATGAACCTTGTTGGACTCGAACCAACGACCGGACGGTTATGAGCCGTCTGCTCTAACCAACTGAGCTAAAGGTCCAGAAGCTTTGCAATTAAGTGCTATTTATTTTTACTTAATTGTAAAGCGAGAAAACTAATAATCCATTCTGGTAATTTCTGGTTCTGAAGTTAGATAGTCACTGACGTGTGCTAGAAATTTCTGGAAATGAGGGGTGTCATTATGGAAATCCACGGCTTCTTGATCTTTCCAGTGTTCAATAATTTCGTAATCATTATCACTATCTAACTTTTTGAAATGTCCATAGAATTCATTACCAGCTTCTTGTGCTGAATTAATAACAAGTTCATGAATGAAATCTTCATATTCTTTTTTGAGTTCTGGTTTAACATGTAGTGCGACGTTGATAATCTTCATCTTTTACGCTCCTTATTCGGTGCCCCTGGCGAAATCAATTGTCTGGTTAGTTTTTAGTAATCTTGGCACTATTGAAATGTCCCAGATATCAGCAACAACAAAAATCCTATTGTTGCAATTGCGATACCCCATGCTAGCTGGTAAAACATACTTCGATCACCAAAGAATGTGCGTAAAACGAAAAACCATTTTCCAAAACAGAAAATGAAAGTCCCAATGACGAAGATGATAATACCTATAATTCTAAGCAATTCCATATTAATAGCTCCTTCATTTTGGTATGATGCGAGCGGCAGGAGTCGAACCTACATCTGTTAGTATCTAGTTAGCAATTCAAAGGAGCACCGTTCTACCGTTGAACTACGCTCGCGTGAAAGCCCCGACGAGGGCTTGGACCTGTTATGGTCTTGCGTATTGATTGCCCCGTGGTGCTGGCTTGGCACCAGAATTATCAGCAGCACTCTGGGTCATATATTGGTAATTACCTGGATTTTTAACGCTGGTGTAGTACTTATTGGAGTCTGATACAAAAACCATACCAGAAGCAGCAGTAGTCCAACCACCATTTTGTGTATAGGAAGCATTGTCTGTTTTACTTGTTTCGCTCGCTTTTTTAGCTGATGACGAGCTAGCAACTAATGATTCTGAACTGGCTTTAGCTATTGAAGAGCTTTCTGCCTCAGACTGTTTTTTGCTCGACTCGGATTCAGACTTGGAGGCAGCAATACTTTCAGATTCTTCTTTGCTACTTGATAGGGCGCTTTCAGATGACTCCTTCTCCTTAATAGAGTTAGCTTTACTGATACTAGCCTTTCTTTTCGATGCATCTTTTGCTGAACTTTTCTTTGCTTTGCTACTTGAGACTGTATCTGACTGTGATGCACTCGATCTTGCTGTGCCAGAAGGGGCGGCCCAAACCGTTAATGCTAAGAATAGGATTGTTAGTCCTACTGAGATTAAGGTGTATTTTTTGTATGGACGATTAACACCTGTTTTTGTGAAATGATGAATTCCCCCACGAATTGAAAAGTAAGCTAACGCAATTAAAGATACAAGAAACATAAATGTAAAAAATATATCCAAAGTAATCCCTCCAAAATATGTTATTCCCCAATAACAATAATTCCCCGAATTATAAGTAGTCCCAACTCCTAGCTTTTAATGACTTCCTATCTGGTCAATGCGAGTGGCAGGAATCGAACCTGCATCGGAAAGTAGGTTATGCTTGAATTAAAGGAACCGTTCTACCATTGAACTACACTCGCATTAAAGCCCGGGTAGGGCTAATAATTGTTATTTATCTGCGTCATATTTAAATTCATGAAGAAATGCGCTTGAATGAGCAAGCTGATTTCCGGCAGAATCCTGAATGATAATAGATACCACCTGTTTATCATCAGGAAATGGTTTGTCTGAGTCAACCAGAGAGTTTCCAGCATTCCAAGCTGCTCTGACAACTTCTTTTAACTGTGCGCCCTGCAAGTCTAGTGCTTCATCAGATAAAGTAAGTTTTAAAGTCTCTGATGTCTGGTCATAGTTTGCCGAGGTGATAGATCCTTTAGTAGTTGATGGTGTATTACCTAAATCTTGCTGGAATTTTTCGAAGTTCTTTTGCTCGTTTTTATTTTTAGTGGATTCTACCAGTTTACTTTCACTCTGAGATTCAGATTTACTGCTTGAAGCAGACTGACTCTTAGATTCGCTTTTTACTTTGGCTGCACTGCTTTTGGACTCAGAACGGCTTTCTTTCTCCTTTTCTTTTTCATTATTGGAACTGGCTTTCTTTGAAAAAGCCTGGCTATCAGCTTTTGAAACGGTACTGCTATCAGTTGCTTTGTTGCTACTTTCCGTATAAGGCCCTACAAGGAACGACACGGTTAAGATACTTGTGAATATTGTCAGCCCCAAACGCACTCCTTTTTTCATACTATTGTTTCTATACAATCGATATGTAATATATCCAAAAACAATAGTTAATACTAATCCCAAAATCTTTTCACCCATAATATATACTCCTCAAGTTATATAAATTTTCCAAAATAATTCCTCCAAATTAATATTTCACCAAATAGAAATCCCCATGATGATTAAATTTTAACTCACATTATGAAAACGAAAAAAACTCCATAAACTCGTCTTGTAATCCGTACGCATTTTTTAGTGCATTGAAGCTATCAGGTAATTCATCGTATTCTTCTTCGTATAGCTTCGCCAATTCTTGGCATGCAAAAGCATTGGCCTTATACTCAGCACTGTTTTTCTGATAGTCACCAAGTGTGTACCAAGACACACAGGCCGTGTCCTCAATGCTGTGGCATAATTCATGGGCCATAACTGGAAGTCCGGCCGGTGAATCACGAAGGCTATCGCTAATTATTATATCTGTGATTCCCAATATTGGAGTACAGACCCCCATATTTGCTCCAATGTCCTCAAAGTGAACTTCGAATCCTAATCTATCTGCAATCGTAAATGGATCATACGTTCCAAAGGATTTCGCAAGTTGTTCTACCTTAAGATACGTGTCGTATCGCATGCAAACACCTACTTTTTTCCTTCTTCACGTAATTTTTTCAAGCGGTCCCAGTAAATTCCCTCAATAACATTACGGACTTTTTCCTTATCCTCGGGTGCCATACTCATTCCACCATATCCCATAGGCGTATTTGACTGGAGAAGCTTATCTAAATCAATACGATCGGCTTCGGTAGCCCAGTCTGGAGATTTACGATTTTTTTCGCTATTTCCAAGAAGATAGTCAGTGGATACTTCATAATAGCTAGCAAGAAGCCTTAGTAATTCATTGTCGGGTTCGTTACGTTCATTTTCCAAATGTGAATATCGAGCTCTACCGATACCAAGTGATTTTGCAACCTCATCTTGTGTCTTGTCTTTCATATTTCGTAATTCTTTTAAACGGTTCCCAATTCCTGAAGATGCCATAGTATCACTCCTTTCTTAATGGATATTACATGTATCAGTATAGATACACCACGTATCGGTTTCAACCTATGATACAAAAAGTTTCTAAAAACACTTGACGATACTTAAAGTATCGTTTATTATAATAGTTGTTGATACGATGTGTATCGGGATTGGAGGTGCAAAAATGAAGCGTGAGCGACTTATTACAGAAAGAAAAAGGAATGGTTGGTCTCAAAATAGTGTTGCAAAATTACTTGATATTGCGGAAATAACTGTTAGAAGTATAGAAAATGGATCACGCAACCCTAGTAGTAAATTAATTGCCAAATTCTCATACCTTTTTGAGGTTAAACCAGAAATTTTATTTCCTGATATTTTTTTACCAGATAAAGATACTAAACGTATCATATCGGCAAAAGCATACAAATTGACAAAGGAGGCGGCAAAATGACACATCTATCACGAACTACATTAATCAATGCACTAGCAAAGGTTAAGCCAGAAACACCAAGAGTAATGTTTGAGGCACTAAGCGATAAAGCGCTAGATGCTGAATTCCGAGCGGTAACGGCCGAGTATAACGAGCAAGCTAGCCAACTCATGTCAGTTTCATATTAGGAGGTGCGAACATGTCAGATACGATATTGATTCGGCATGAGGCTCCAAAGGGTTTCCAATTCATTAGCGAAGAAGAATACGAGAGGTTCCAAGCCTGGAAGCAAGCACAACGTGGTATTCGTACTTGGAAGCTTAAAGATTTGGCTAAGTATAAATATGGAACTAAATCAACCGAACGAGCCTCACGATACTTAACCAAGCATCGCCATGATTTGGATATTGAACAGGGTGGCTTCATTGATTATGTGAATACCCATAACGGCTGGCAGATTCCAGCAGCTGAGATGATGGATTACTTATTAGATCATCCCGATTAATTTAAATTATAGGTGAATTACATGGAAAGGCCATATAAAGCCCTTTCCAAAATACAGAGGTGTAGGTATGAAGAACAAGTTTGCAGAGCAATTGTCATTGGCATTAGGTAGAGATAAAACACTAACACAGCAGCAGATTGCAGATAGGACGCATGTTTCTCCCGGACAATTGTCTCGGTTGAAGAGTGGATCAAGAAGCACTGATTCACAAATAAGGAAGTCGTTAGCAAATGTAATTAACGATTTTTGGCTTAATTATTCTGGTGCTCGTGAGAATTTCGGCGTGCTGTCATTCCAGAATGATCGTCAGCTACAAGGTGATATGTTCTCGGCTTTGATGAAACAGAAAAAGGAACAGCGCCAGCGAGAAAGAATTGAGGCTGAGTTTGAAGAAGCTATTACAGTCAAGCCGAGAGATCGGACACCAGCGCAGCAACTAGTTATTGAACGCTATCCACGTGAATACGCAGAAGAGATTAGCGCCGAGATAACCGATTTGGCTAAGAAGGCTGAGTATGCCGGTATTCCAATGGATAAATTGCAGGAAGTAATCGATAAAGTCAACCAAGAAAATGGCTAGGAGGAAATAGCAATGATTGAAGGAGCAATAGTAGGCTGCGTGTTAACGGCATTATGGTTCAAGCGTCATGAGGTTGCTAGTTGGTTTGGAATTTAAGGAGATGAAGACGATGAAATTCACGTTCAGGATTGGTAATGTGCTTTACAAGCAAATCACAATTGAAGAATTGAATAATGTTTTTGGCACATTTAAGGAGGTCGAACGAATTGGAAGTACGCAAAGTATCGCCAAAGCCTAAATTTGAGTACGAAAAAAGCTGCTCGAGTATTGGGAGTACCCGTGCAGCAAAGACGCTTAATAAATTTATTTTCGAATTCTATTGTACTCCGAAACAGTCACTAAGACAACGTTTGACACGGAGGTGGTCGAAATGAACGGCTACGATAGCTGGTTAATTGACCAAGAAGAAGCTGCGGAAGGCTGGCGCGATGATGAGCCTACCGAGGAAGAGCTGATTGAAAGTGGCGTCATTGCTGATTATTAAATAAACAGGAGGTTTCAATTATGGACGCAATGTTAAAAGAAGAGCTCAAGACGGTTACAGAGCGTGAAAACGAAGGATTCAAAATTGACTCATTAGAGAAAGCCGACTGGGCATTAAAGAAGCTCAAGGCTATCCAAGCGCATGATGATGAAATTGGCCAAGTTGCGAAGAACAATATTGACCAGGCAATTGCATGGCGCGACCGGGAGCTTGATAAGAACCAAGCCAACCGCGAGTATTTCGAAGGACTATTGACTGACTATTTACGTGATCAACGGTTAGTTGACAAGAAGTTCAAAATCGATACCCCTAATGGCCGTGTATCAACTCGTAAGAACCCGGCTGGGTTAGCGTATGACGAAAAGATGGTTTTAAACTCACTTCATAATCAGGGCATGAGCCAATATATCAAGGTCAAGGAATCTATTGATAAAGTCGATTTAAAAAAAGCTGGTCGCATGGTTGGTGACAAGTTTGTCATGGAAGATGGCGAGATTATCGCTGGTATTACTGAAAAACCAGCAACTGAGAAGGTCACGTTTAAATACTAGGAGGAACCGATATGAGTGAAGCAATCGCGAAAACAGAAAATCAAACGAATAGTCTATCCCTAATCATGGGTACTGATCAAAACAAGATGGCTAGCGAGCTACAGGCTATCTCTAATTTCCAAACTATGGTTCAAAAACAGCTAAAGAATGGTCAAGACTTTGGGGTTGTCCCTGGCACACAGAAGCCGACATTATTGAAGCCCGGAGCTGAGAAAATTCAAATGTTGATGGGTGTAACCAGTGAATATAACGTCATTGATAAGGTTGAAAACTACAAGGATGGTTATTTCGACTACACCGTCAAGTGTGTGCTATACAAGAGCGGTATGCAGTTAACTGAGGGATTAGGGTCGGCAAACACAAAAGAGAGCAAGTACGTTTCTCGTGATGGCTTTTCAATGAAAAACACGGTATTGAAAATGGCGAAAAAGCGGGCCCAGGTTGATGCCACACTGACCATCGCTAGTTTATCAAATGTCTTCACGCAAGACGTAGAAGACATGCAGCAATTCAACCAGCGTGAGAATACCGAAACCATGACGTACGATGAAGCCTTCAATTTGAAACTGAACTTCGGTAAAAATAAGGGCAAGACCATGGGCGAAGTTATGAACGAAAATCGAGGCTATATCGAATGGCTCGCTGAAAACGCCAAGAAGGCCGAATTTAAGACAGCTGCTGAACTTTTACTTAAGGGTAAGCCAGCAGTAGACCAAGCACCTAAAGAAGATGCTCAACCGGCGTCGGAGGACACGGGCGAAATGATCGCGACGTCACAACAAACTCGTGATATTGCAAACCTAGCTGGAGACTTGGCCACTAAGACACAGTCAGGCAGTCCGATGTCAACGGCCAACGAAGTATTGCAGCAGATCGTTCCTGACTGGAAAGGCAGTGACGACGATTGGAAGAATCTAACAGTAGCACAAGCAGAGGATGCTAAGAGCCAGCTACAAGGGTTGCTAGCGGCATTTGATAAGAAATAAACATTCGAATTGGCTTGAATGCAGCAGTGACTGAATCCACCGAGTGGGTGTGAGGCCCATTAGTAAAGGAGGTGTAGATTTTGATTATTTCAAGCAAAGGCGAGCTTACAGAAATCTGAAACGGAATCAAATAGATATCTCAACTGGTCAAAATAACCTGTATCGCGAGTTATTGGACTACGCGAACGATGAGTATCAGCTAGATAAACTGTTTACCCTAAAGAATTCTGCGTTGCTCGATCTTACTGGACTATCCGAGGCCGGGCTAAAGAAGGCTAGGAACGAACTAGTACAACTTGGATTAATCAAATACGTCCCTGGCAAAAGAAATAAGCAAAAGCCTCAGTACCAAATTATCAGGCTTTACAGTACCAGTTGGGCTACTAGAAACGATAGTAGTAGCTCAACTGGTAACCCAGACAGTAGCCCAACTGGTAACCCAGACAGTAGCCCAACTGGTAGCTCCAAAGAACTTACTAATACTACACCTGAACCGACTACTACCGAAAAAGATAATAAGGACCCACGTGACCATATTCGTGAAGAGTTCCAGAACGAAGTGTGGGCTGTTTACCCACGCCAAGAAAAGTTTGGCGACGCATGGAATGCTTATTATCGGGCTACCGTGACTGGCGCCAACCCCGCTGGTAAAGCCACTAAGAGCCAAATCATTCAGGGTATCGGCAATTATAAGCGGTACTTGGAAGTTAAGGGGATACAGGGACAGTACGTTCAGCAGCTAGCGAACTGGTTGGATAATGGCGGTTGGTTAAGCAATTACGACATGACACCGTCCGTTCAACCAGCTGCGACTAGCGATGGTCAGGCATCAAGGGAGGCACAAACGTATGTCAGAAACGACTTCTAAGAGTGCGCGAGGGATTAGCTTTCCTGAGCTACAACGGTTAAAGACCAGTGACCAAGTTTGCACACGTCATGGCGTGAACCTGGTATACATGCAGGGACATCAACCATTCTGCATGGTATGTGCCAAAGAAACGATTGAGCAGCAAAACCACAAGATTATTGATCATGCTAATGACTACTGGCATAAGCGCCGAACCTCTGACGTGTTGGCTATGGACTCGATATTCGATGATCCGACCCTGATGGATGCCAACTTTGATAATTTCCGCCCGAACAGTTCGGAGTCAGCGAATAACCTAAAGCTGGCACGGAAGATTGCTGGCGAGTATTTAAACCCGAAAACTACGTACAACACGATATTGACGGGTCTGCCGGGGCGCGGTAAGTCACATTTAGCCTTATCTATTGCCAAAGCGGTCAATGATCATGCAGATAAATCAATGGCGTGTTTGTTTGTTAGCGTAAATGAGCTATTTCGACTGATTAAAGGCAGCTTTGGCCACCCTGACAGCCGATATAACGAGCAGAACATGGTTCAGCTACTAAGTGATGCAGACTTGCTTGTACTTGACGACTTAGGCTCAGAAGCGACGTTCCAAAGCCATCAAAGCAAGAACCGAAAGGAAGCCAGCGATTATGTGCAAAATGTGTTGTTTGGCATCGTGAATAATCGCCAGCGAACCATTATCACGACCAACTTAGGTAGTGCCGACTTGGCTAGCGTTTATAATCCAAAAATCATTTCGCGTCTATATCGTGGCATCAATGGGCACGTCATCAGCTTTACGGCGGCGACCCCAGACAAACGGGAGGTATCGTTCTAATGTGTGAATGTAACGGAACAAAAATTGTACATGTTGAGATTATGAAAGGTGTCTGGGTTGTACAGCCGTGCCCTAACTGCACGAATGAGATACACGCTCATTACGAACAAGAGCTTGAAAGGAAGTTAGCCTATGACAAGTAAAAGAGTTGAGCGCATGACTGAAACACAGGTGCTAGTAATTAACGCTGATCTACCCGATATCGATCACCCACTAGCAATCGGGCCCGAACCGGAAATGTTTAAGCTCGCGCAACATAACTACAAATCTGGTGAATGGCCGTTCCCGGTTAGACTGGTTAAGCCTGGGACTAAGGTACGCAGTGATGCGTCCTACCTAGCCAGTATGAAAATAGACTCGAAACAGGGCGAACGTGAAGATATCAAAGCCATTCGGCAAGCACATAAGCATGGCAAACATACGCTTAGAGAACTAGCTGATAGTACGGCAATGGAATTAAATCGGGTAAAGGATTTAGTCCACAAATACAGCCTGCCACTGACTAACGATTACTGGCGTGCTGAGAAGTATAACAATCCTGATGAAGTGATCGCCTATCAAACACTGGCACGATTATGTAAAAGGATTGGCGCCCCAGAATTTTCGATTAGACAGGCCAGTATGTCTAACGGGATCGTTAATGGCTACTACATTAGCCGGGTGCCGAAAGTATGAGCAAAGTCGTGATTAAGGGCGAACTACCTAGCTTAAACGAGTATATCAGGGCTGAGCGGGCAAACAGATACGCCGCAGCTAAACTAAAGAAGCGGTACACGGCCTTATGTAGTGTATATGCGCGGTCTAGTCTAAATTCTGGAGTCGAATTCAGCTGGCCTTGCAAGCTTAAATTTACGTGGTACACGAAGAACAACCGGAAAGATGCGGATAATATCGCGTTTGCTAAAAAGTTTGTACTGGACGGATTTATGAAAGCTGGACTTTTAGGCAACGACAATCGAAAGCACATCACAGGATTCCAGGACGAATTTGCCGTTGATAAACGAAATCCTAGAGTAGAAATAGATGAAATTACGGAGGACGAATAAACATGATTGATATGAAAATTGACCAGTATCATCTGACTAGTGACAAATACGAAGTTAAGGTTAACAGGATGTCATTAGACAGCCATGGTCATCCGGTAACTAGCTACGATGAAAAGTCTGGTATTAATCGGCTGGTAGAAGCACCCTTAGCACACTGTAAAAACGTCGAGGACGCATTGCACTGGCTTCGTGGGTATTTAATCCGGACTGGTAGTGAGCACATTAAAACAGTGGATCAGTTAGCCAGAAAGAGTCATGAAATTGAACGACAGTTTGACACGTACATTAAAGAGCGCGTACCGGAAGGATTGTGAGTTATGCCTAAACACACTAAGAAACGTTCAACGATTAAACGGAAGCACCGGCAAATGAAGGAGCACGCCGAAGCAAACAAAGCTAAAGCACAGGATAATAAGCAATTGGCCAAGGAATATGAGCCGTACAACATTAATAAGCGGGCATTCGGGGAGGCTTGAAAATGGCCTATATATTGATGATTAATAGTGATGTGGCAGCTGTCTATTCCAATAGACAAGCCGCTAGAAAAGACGCAAAGCATTTCAGAGAAAAGGGCCAGAATACGTCAATTATGACTGTCCCTTACCACAAGAAAAGTATCCTGGAATGAAACTAATTAAGGAGATGGCGACGATGATTAAGTTTAGAGCGTGGAATCAGATCGATTCTGAATATATAAATGAAATTAACGCAGTAATGAGCCTGGATGGTTCACATATTTGGTGGGATATTAATGATTCAGGAGAAATGAAATATGAGGATGATCAAGACAATTATAAATTGGAGCAGTTTACCGGCCTGAAAGACGTGAACGGTAAAGAAATTTATGAAGGCGATATTATCAAGTCTAGTTACAAGTATGCTCAACCAAAAGTTTCACAAATTATCATTGAAGATGGAAACAGCTATATTCTGGGAGAAGACTTGGCTACTGGTAATGAAATGCTGGTTAGTGACCATATTAGTGAAATCAAGGTTATTGGCAACGTGCACGAGAACCCCGAACTGCTGAAGGAAGACAAATAAAAACGTCTTACCAAATAAATGGTAAGACGCTGGGCTTGATACATTCGTGCAACTACAGAGTAGTTCCATTATTTAAGAATTGCAAACAAAAAGTAACGCATCATTACTAGTAGCGTTAGCTCTAAACAAGTGTGCCTGAAGTATAGCATACAAAAAGCCGCCTGTTAAGGCGACTAGTCACAGGGCCACTCGAATGACCGTTGTAAGTATAACATATAAAAAGCGCCGCCATCACTGACGCCGCTACGATTGATTCCGAATAAATTAATTATAGCACAGTCAAAACAAGGGGTGGCATGATGGAGAGCATTTTTAAGGACGTTGATGAAGAACGAACAATTGCTAATGCGGAACGGGTGCTAAAAGACTATTGGAAATGGCGACTACGAGCTCGCAGGGTTAATTTCAACCTGCAAAGTCCAGCAATGGACGGAATGCCTAAAAGTCCTAGCTATGGCAACCATATTGAAGACAAGCAAGTTAGTAAAGCTAACGATGATTTTATGGCTAATTTAGTTGTCAAGGTCATTGAAGCTGTTACAATTGATGAAGAAACGGAGAAATATTCAGAGCTATTAATGCTGCTCTATGTTAAACGGTATTCGAAAACTAAGTGCATGATTAGCCTGAATATCTCCGACAAAACATTTAATAAGTATTTGAAACAAGCCCAGTTAATGTTCGCTGAGATATATCCGGATGGCGTGGAAGACCTGATCGTTAAAAAGTATGAGCCAGAGATTATTGCTCACTACGACGAGGAATGAATTTACTCCGACAAAATTCCGAGTAAATTCCGACAAGTTTCCGTGTTGATTCCGGTAAATAAGTCAAAAAGGGGAGTAAATTAGTATTATCGAATGTTAGGTAAGCCACCCCGGGCAATTATTACCTAGCATTATTGTGGCCTTAGCTCAGTTGGTAGAGCACCTGAATGTTAATCAGGTTGTCGCTGGTTCGAGTCCAGCAGGCTACGTTAGACGGGTACAAATTTACGGCTATGACACATCCTTGGTTAAATCGATACGATTGCCCGTCTATTAAGCAGATATGATCTAATTGGCAAGATGGCGGTCTCCAAAACCGTATATGTTGGTTCAAATCCAGCTATCTGTGTAGCCGGCGGATTTATAAGGGGTGATGCGCTCCTCTCTGCCGCCGGCATTAGTCTTCGTATTTAACGTCGGCCGTTAAATGCGAGTATCGCTGTGGGCTAATTGGTAAGCCACAATGGGATGTAGGTTCGAGACCTACCGGCGATATAATTAGCGGGGAAAGTTGCGAATCTGAAATAAGTTCGCGACTTGGCCCACACCAATCATATTGACCCAAGCAAGTCACTAAACTGCTGAATAGGACTGGAGTCGTGTTTGGAATTAACTTCATAACATGAACTCCCATCGTCTTGTTTACATTGGCTGTGCTTGTGGTGGAATAGGTAGACGCACAGTTAGGTGCGAGTAACGGGTGTTGGTTGACAACCAGTATGTCCACACATCATGTAGGGTGCAAATCCTTACCAAGCACATTAAACGCGTCCGCGGCTCCAAAACGGACAATCTCCAAACTGCTCTCGCTTTTTAGCGGGGGTTTTTGTATAGTTAGGTTAGTTTGGAGGAAGATTATGAAAAAGTATATAGGATCGTTGTTAATTGTTGTATTATTAATGCCAGTATTGATTGGACTGGGGGTTAAATATATCAATTTATCTTTTATTGCTGGGGACGATAATACATGGATTTCATTTTGGGGTAGTTATATAAGTAGCATTATTACAGTAGTTTTAGCGGCTGGAATATCGTATTTCGTTACTTTTACTGAAAATAATCGTACCGCGAGTATAGCAAAAAAACAGGCCGTAGAAGAGCTTAGATTAAAAGAATCACATGAGGCAATGCAGTCAATAGTAAAAAAAGTTAATTCAATTTATCGAGATACTTATCTAATTAATAAAAATTCCATAAATATTTTAATAGATCTAATTAAAACAACGAGTGAGATTGATTTTGAATCGCCAAATAATATATACAAACAATTATATCAACAAGCAAGCATGTTAGTTCGTAATGTCGAAGTAGAGTGGCACTACGATGAGGATAGGGCTAATGTGGATTTGAGATATGCGTACATGGATAATGTTATTTTTGATTTGGGTTTCGTTAAGGACTACTTGGCATTGCAAGTTTTAGATAATGAAGAACTCAGGAGCAATTTGGAAGAACTTATAAAGGATTATGTAAAATTGAGTGATCTGGTAACGCTACTTTTTACAATTTTGAATATACATCATCTTTTATGTGGCGATCCTGGTAGGAGGTATGAAAGTATACGAGAAAATATGGACTGTATTAAAGACATGATTAATGGCCTAAAAAAATTAAATTCTTTTTTTTGTTACCAGGGTATGGATAATGATCGTATAGAGACACACACCAAAAAAATCCAAGAAAAATATGAAGACTTATTCAGTGAATGAAGAATTGAGGCGGCTGAGATTTTTCATTCACTGAATTAAGAAGTTATGGATGTTACTAATTAATACATTCGAAATTCGGGTACGAGCCGCCAGAGTGGGTTCAGGCTGATGCTCGGCTTGATAAGTGGTGTAAGAACGTGTTTGGATACTTTGACATTCGATTTGATTTTAGTTAAATTAGATGGCAAATTACAAGTTTAATCCGAACAAGCCCGGAAACTTTCAATGGCAGTTTGTTGATGATGGATTTTTAATGGCCGTTGGTTAATAAGTTCAAGCGCTGCCAGGATTTCATCTGTCGTTACCTGGCCAAAGTTAGTCTTTTTCGGGAAGAACCAACGTAACCGTCGATTGAAATATTCATTGGAACCCCGTTCCCATGGTGAATATGGATGGCAAAAATAAACTTTAATTTGATAGTCTTGTTCTATGGATTGATAATCGGCAAACTCTTTACCATGATCAACAGTTATAGATTTCACTTGGGAACCAAAGGTTCCCATAAACTTTTCAAAGGCGCTATTTAAGGCCTTGGCAGTTCGGTTAGGGGCTTTTATGGCCCATAGAAGTCGCGTCTTACGTTCTACAAAAGTGACCAGGCATGCTCGTGACTCTTTCCGGCCAGAAAGCACTGTATCTACTTCCCAATGACCAAAAGCTAACCGCTGATTAACAATTGTTGGTCGTTGTTCAATCGAAGTCCCACTTGTAAATGTGCCACGGTGTTCATTAACTCGACACTGTCGGATATTTCGATTAGGTAGATCAGCTAATTCGAAAGGTAACCAGCCACGATTAAGCCAATTATAAATTGAAGCGGTACCCAAGTTAAAAGCAGTCGCGACCGCTTCTGGTGACCAGGTTAATCGCAAGTGATTGGTAATTAAAGTCACTAATGATGATGTTAGAATCGAATGGCGACCGCAAGCCCGTCTTTTGCGGTCAGCATCTTGTTGGGCCAATTCAGGGTCATAAGGTTTAACCCGGTTCAATTCATAGTGAATGGTAGATTTGGCAACGCCTAAAGCGTCAGCCATATCTTGGTAAGTATGATGACCTTCACTGACTAGTTGTGCTAGCGCGCCACGTTGAAAACGTGATAAAGTAGAGATACCCAAAGTAATCGCTCCTTATAGTTGGTTGGAATTAGCTACTACCATTGTAAGAGATTGTTTTGGGCTTTTTTTAATTTTTGTTCGGATTAATTATAGAATTTACCAGTTTAAAAAAAAGTCATAAATCAATCGTAAAATCATTGATTTATTGAATTAGTATAAAAATGTTCCATATCATCTGCAATACTTGCTGCTTAGAACATAATAGCTATGGCTTCTATGTTTGAAATAGAAATTTTGCTCCTATGTCAATAAATGGCACATCTTTTTCTAAACACTCGTTCTAATTCTGTCGGCATTAAACCAACTGATGTAATTTGAGGTTCGGATTACCAAGTCCTCAAAATTGGAAAAAGTTGTTTGAAAGGCAAACTCTCTCTTCAACAATGAGTGAAAAGCTTCAATTGGCCCATTATCATAAGGATAACCTTGTTTTGAGTATGAGTGGCTAATCTGATGCCGTTCAAGTAAAGTTTCAACTTCGTTGCTGGTGTACTGTGAACCCATGTCAGAGTGAAAATATTGTGGCTTTTGATGACATTCAAGCGCCTGATTAATCGTTTCTACAACTAACGTCGCCTTCATCTGACGACCAATCTTGAAAGCAAGAACTTGATGAACCTTTGGTTCGTAAATAGAACTGAGATAAACCCAGGTTCCTGGACGTAATTCCAAATAAGTAATGTCAGCACGCTATATCCTTGCATTGGGCTGGTGCTTGATTAAATTGTGGCGTTGTGAATGATCCACATGAGAACGTGTTTGGATACTTTGACATTCGATTTGATTTTAGTTAAATTAGATCAAAAACAGGAGTTTTTAATCCATGAAAAGCTTTGCACACCATTATAGTAGCGACATCTCTCGTGAACAATTTGAACTAATCCGGACAGATCTAGAAGGCATACGTAAGCGGACTAAGCCAAGAAAGGTTGATTTATATGATATCTTTTGTGCCTTGCTTTATACCTTGAAAAATGGGTGCGTTTGCGCGATTTACCCAGTGATTTTCCTAAATGGGAAACCGTCTATTATTACTGGTTACTTTGGGACTAAAAACGCCATCTCCTGCTGGTATCACTCCTTGGATAAGGTTTTTAAAAAATTGTCAGCCAACATCGGTTGGCTCAGAAGCGTTCAGTTTATACATCGTTCATCATTCTAGATGCTCAAAGTGTCAAGAATACCGATCCTGCTGAAAGTAGTGGGCTACGCATGGTTGGTAAAAAAGGTGAGTGGGATTAAGCGCCATCTTGCTGTCGATATCAATGGGCTGCCGATGGCAGTCCATGTGACAACCGCCAATGTTTCTGAGCGTTGATGCGCCAATGCGCTACTGCGTTAAACAAATCACAGTTTGACCTGGTTCAAACGAGTAATGGCCGATGGTGGTTATACTGGTAACAACTTGCTCAATCAGTTCAGGCAATGATAACGCTGAAGTCATTATTGCTAAACAGAGTGACCTTAGGCACGGTCAAGTGACCCCGCAACGCTGGGTTATCGAACGCAGTTTTAGCTGGCTAGGAAAATATCGGCGCCTCTGGCGCAATTGTGAGCGAAAGCTGAACACCAGTAAGATGATGATTAGCTTAGCCTTCCTGCGAATACTCTTGAAAAGATTCTAAACACGTTCTAAGGATAAGAAGCGTCGTGCTAAACAGCATGGCGCTTTTAGTTTGGAGAAAAATAAGGAGGTGCGGCATGCGAGCACAAAAGAAACCAGTAGTTATTGAGTATGAAGTATTTCAAGATACGGTAACTTGCTTTAATGCATTACAAGATAAGCTAGGGCTCGATCCACTTAGAGTAAGTTATCACGATCCGCATCACCCTATCTTAAAGATTGAAACCTTAGAGGGAACCATGACTGCCAACGTGGGTGATTACATCATCAAAGGTGTTCATGGTGAGCTTTGCCCATGCAAGCCCGATATTTTTAAACAAACTTATGACTTACTAGATTAGTGAATTTCATATAAAAAATAAAGGAGGGCGAGCAAATGGTACATCATTACATGACGAAATACGACGAAAATAATCATTCTTACGTTGAATCATGGATTCAAATTAATTTATTTAAGCGTTGCTATTGTTTGTCAAAACGAATTAAGCAATTGAGCTAGATTAATTCTAAACTAGTCGAAATCGGCGGGTTTAAAAACGGAGGTGTGGTGGTATGTAATGACAGAAAAGTATGAGCAGGCTGAACAGGACTATATGGCTGGTATGAAGTACAAGGACATTGCTAATAAGTATGATGTTAGCTTAAATACTGTAAAGTCGTGGAAAGGCCGTTATGGCTGGCAACGTGGCAGCACTAAAAAGAATGCACCCACTAAGTCAAAAAGGGTGCACACAAAAGCCAAAAAGGGTGCACCTAAAATAATCGATGAACTAGAGGCAAATAGTAAGCTTACAGATAAGCAGAAACTGTTCTGTCTCTTTTATTTGCAACGTTTTAATGCAACATGGGCTTACATGAAAGCTTATAAATGTGATTATGATACTGCCATGCGTTCAGGAAGTAGACTGTTGAGAAATGTTGAGGTTAAGAACCAACTTGCGGAGCTGAAGCAGCAGCAGCGTTCCGAGCTGCTAGTAACGATTGATAACATCACTCACGAGTACGCTAAGCAGGCGTTTGCTAGTCTTGGTGATGTACTAGATTACAAGGTACACGAAGAATTAGTGACAGACACCGATGGCAATGTGTTCCTTGATACTGATGAAAATCCAGTCAAAAAACACGTTGCTGATATCTACTTGAAACCGAGTGATCAGATTGATTGGTCACTGGTGCAGGATATTCATCGCGGTAAGGATGGCTTGGTGGTCAAGTTGTACGATAAGCAAAAGGCATTGGATAGCTTGTCTAAGTTGATTGGTGCTGACGATGATAATATTAATGAGCAGCGGGTTCGCAAGCTTAAAGCTGATGCAGATATTGCGGAGGCTAAGGCTAAACGATCTAGTAAAGACAACCAACAAGTTGTCATCAACTTTACTGACGATTTGCCCGATGACGGCCAACAAAATGCTTGATTGTATATGAGATGGCTAATAGTATGACAAACGCCACGATAAACCACCAAGCTATGTATATTAAACCGATGACCGCTGCAATCAAAATGAAATCTACAAACCAATTTAAACCCCGCCATGCCATATGAAAGAAAATTGGTAGGCCTAAAAATAAAATAATTATTGCTATTATCATGTTAACGTCCCCCTGGAGATGATGTCATATGTCAACCACCCAACAATTTAATTTAAGTTTACGACAATTAATTGGTTCTGGCTATACTGATTTCTGGCGTGATCATCACTTTTACCGAGTGATTAAAGGCAGTCGTGGATCGAAGAAGTCGGTAACCACCGCTCATAATTTAATTTACCGGTTAGTTAAGTATCCTTGGTCAAATATCTTGGTCGTAAGGCGTAATGCCAATACCAACAAGACTAGCACCTTCGTGGAATGCAAGAAGGCTATTATTGACTTCCACTTAGAGCGTTACTTTAAGTATAACGAGTCATTGCCAGAAATCACTTACTTGCCAACTGGCCAGAAAATTATCTTTCGTGGCCTTGATGATCCATTAAAACTAACTTCAGTTAATGTCCTTACTGGTGAATTGTGTTGGCTGTGGGTAGAAGAAGCCTATGAAATTGAATCATTTAGCAAGTTACAAACGGTAATTGAATCGTTACGTGGCAATGATCCACAAGTTTTTTATCAAGTAACGCTCACGTTTAATCCTTGGAATGAACACCATTGGCTAAAACGTGAGTTTTTTGACCAGAAACGTGATGATGCCTTTGTTCGCACGACCACCGTTAGATGCAATGAGTTCGTCTCTGACGAATATAAGCAGCGGCTCTATAGTTTATACCAAACTAACCCTAGACGCGCCAAAACGGTCGTTGATGGCGACTGGGGCGTAGCTGAAGGGCTAGTATTTGAAGATAACGTTGAACAAGTTGACTTTAACGCTATGGACAAAATACAAGAATGTGGGCAAACAGGTTTTGGCCTGGATTATGGCTTCGGCAATGATCCTAACGCTTTCGTGGCCGTTGCTGTTGATGTTCGCAATAAGCAACTATGGGTCTATGACGAGATGTACACCTATCATCAAACAACACCACATGTTGCTGAATGGTTAAAAGTTAACGGTTATGAACGAGCTAGGATATATGCAGATAGCGCAAACCCTGAAAGAACAGCTCAGTTAAATGATTTAGGAATTGTCAATGCTGATAGCGTTGTAAAAACACCGGTTGAGGCTGGTATTGATCAACTATGGCAATATCAAATTCACGTTCACCCTAAATGCAAGAATTTGTGGCGTGAATTAAATAGTTATGTATTTGACAGTGATCGTATGGGTAACACACTGAGCAAGCCTAAAGACCAAGACAATCACGAAATTGACGCCTTACGTTATGCAGTTCGCCAATATATGGGGGATTACGATGGATCGTTAGGTGTTAAATGGGACGAACAATACGCGATTGGTCGCCAGATGGGAGTGAATGACTATTAATAGTATTTATGGAAAACAACGTTTTGATCGTGAAGCCAACCGAGACTACACGATGCCAGTTGGAACATATACGGCTGTTTCAGAACAACCGTTAGAATTAATGAAGATTGTCTATCAGTTTATTAACCATCATCAAAATCATCAAGTCTCAAGGCTTCAAACTTTGTATGATTACTACCAAGCTAATAACGCAATTAAAAAGCAAAGAGACAGTAATAATCCTTACCATGCTAACAATCGAGTAGCGGCAGCGTTCGCTCGTTATATGACAAGCATTCGAGTTGGCTATTTAATAGGTAATCCAATTCAGTTAAAGCTACAAGATGACACTGAAGTAGATGATAGCCAGGCACAAAAGTTCCAAAATGTATTGGACACTTTTATCACTAATACGAATGCAGACTATGTCAACCAGCAACTAGCGAAGGACTTATCAATCACTGGTCGAGCATATGATCTCGTATACGTTAAAAACGGAGTGACTGATTTAGGATTAGTTCGAGTTGATCCTGAACAAGCATTTGTGATCTATGATGATACTGTCGATCACAAGCCACTAGTTGGTGTCCGCTATTATCAGACTGGTATCTTAGACAATCAATTGGTAGAACATTATGAGGTTTACACTGATAGTCAGCTTTTTACCTTCCATAGTCAGGGCGGACTACCTCAAACTAATTCACCCGTTGACAATGCAGTCTTGGATGATACATTGCCACACTTTTTTGGTATTGTTCCATTGACCGAGTATCGCAATAATGATGAGCGGTTAGGCGATTGGGAACCTGAACTAGACCAACTAGATGCACTTGACAAAAGTGTATCAATGATGGCCGATTTTCAGGAAGATTTCAATAATGCCAATATCGTCTTGACTGGTAAGTTCTCCAATATGACAGAACCTAAGTATTTGCTTGACGAGAATGGTAATAAAAAAATAGGCCAAGACGGCCAGCCAATTATCATTGAACCAGCTCACCCAAATGTTGATCCTAAAAACCACATGTGGTATTTGGAACCATTTGCAGCAAGTGGTGGCGTTGGTTCCACTGCCAAGCATATTATTCAACCCGATGCTAAGTATCTAACCAAGCAGTATGATGCGACCGGCTGGTCAACGTATACTAATTTTCTTATCAACGAAATTCACAAGTACACTAATACGCCTAACGTTAATGATCCAAACTTTGCTTCCAATGCTTCCGGCGTGGCCATGTCTTATAAACTGTGGGGTAGCGATCAAGAACGCAAGCTGCAGGAAACGTTGTTTAAACGTGGCTTACACGATCGCTTGAATGCTTGTGTTAGCTATTGGCAAACACTCAACCAAATTAGTTCTGACAAATGGAATACGATGATTAAAGCTAACTTTATGCCAAACTTGCCTAAGAATGATGATGCGACCGCACAACTTATTCAGTTGCTAAACGGAACTGGTAAATTCAGCGACGAAACAATTCGTGATATGGCTGAACCAATTACTGGAGTCAATGCTGATACTGAAGCGGAACGCGTTAAAGAGGATACCCAAGCCGCTAAGGAAGATGACGATAACTACGCTCAAGGTGATGGTGGACTGGGTAACATATTTGCAACTGGTGAAAAGGCGTCATTACCCGATAATAACAACAAAGAAGGCTGATTATGGACATTAATAAATTAGCTCATGCTTTGGCAAAGATTTTAGATGTTAAGGATCCAGTTTTCCAACAGTTGATCAGCATTATTGAACGTTCACATCATGCCCAAGTTAAGAATTTAACCTACTTTCTACACAAAAATGTAAGCTGGCAAGATAATGCCAATGACGCAGACATTAAAGAGCTAACCGACGCAGTACTTGAGTTAAAGCAGAGTGCTACTCGTGAGGAAGAACAAGTCTTAGCCACACTATTAAATAATCTGCCTTACAAAACTAATCTAGATGTAGCCCAGGCGCAAGCACGCGTTAACATCGCTAACATGGGACTAAAGGTTAACAAGTTAGTTCAAGCTAAACAGGCAGAAATCGTTCAACAGGTAACTAAGCTAACTGGTAGTGGGTTAGGTGGGTACAATAAACAGCTTAGACGTCGTGCATTGTATCGAGTGGCTGCTCAAAACGAGCCAGAGAATACCTCGCTAGATTTAATCTTCAAACATGCCAATAATTTAGCAATTGATTTAGATAACATTATCAAGTTCCAAATGCAAAATCACGTCAACCCTAATTCAATTAGCAAAATTGTTGCAAAAGAACTAGGTGTTGCTGGCAAGCCTAATCCTAATGAAGATTTATGGGAAACAACAATGCAAAAGCGCTACATGTCAACCAAAGCTGATATGGAGCGTATTTTAGTTACTGAGAGTAAAGCAACTCAGACGCGGGAATGTGCCAAACAATACAACAATTTAGGCTTTACCAAGCTAAAGATTGTTACCCGAGATAATTCTCATGTTTGCAGATACTGTGAGGGCCACGATGGTATGATTGTTGAAATTAAAGATGCTGTGGTGGGTATGAACGTGCCCCCGTTTCACCCACGCTGCCATTGCAATGTAATTCCAGTACAAACGGATTATAAAGATGTCTTAAGTGAACTTGACTAATATTTTATTGCCCTGGACATGGCATTAAAAGGTCTATTTTTTTAGCCGACGGGCGTTAAACGAACTAAGTCGACAGACGTTAAATGGAGGTTATCTAATGAGCGAAGAATCAAAGAATCAGGAAACCAACACTGAAGGTGGTCAACAGTCTGAAGAATCAGTAACATTTACTGATGAACAACAAGCTAAAATTGATGAATTGATTGGTCAGCAGCACGCTAAATGGTCTAAGAAACTTGATCAACAGCAAGCTGACTTTAAACAGCAGTTGGCCGATACGCAAAAGCAGGCCGAGGAACGAGCTAAAATGACTGCTGAACAAAAGGCTGAAGCTGATCGTAAACAACGTGAAGCTGAAATTGCTAAACAAAATCAAGAATTAGCAACTCAGATTCAGGAATACAAGACCAAGTCAATGTTACTCGACAAGGGGATTAGCCCTGACATGCTGCCATTGGTTATGGGTGCTGACGAAGATTCCACAAGCGATAATCTAGGATTATTGCAGAAATACGTTGATGACCAAGTACAAACGGCTACTGAAAAGTTATTGACTGGTAAGCAAGCCGTCACTACTGGGGGCAACAATACTTCATCACAAGAAACAGCGACTGATAATCCATGGTCTAAAGATGGTTGGAATTTAACAAAACAAAATGAAATTTACAATACCGACAAAGAACAGGCTCAAAAATTAATTGCTAGTGCCCAACCCATTAGCCAGCCGTTTTATGTTGGAAAATAACAAGGAGAGATAAATTATGGCAAATATTACACAATTAAGTGATATGAAAATCCCTGAAAACTGGGGGAACTATTTAGCTGAAAAATCAACACAAAACAACGCATTCTTTACGAGCGGTGTCGTTCAAAACGTACCACAAATTGCAGCATTATTAGGTGCTGGCAAAGTAGCCAACATGCCACTGTTCAAGCCACTAGCTGACGATGACCCTCAAGTGCCCGATGACACAACGGATTTATTAGTCAATAAGATTACTACTGATTTAGCACAAGCCCGTAAATTAGGCTTTGACCAAGCTTGGAGTGCAACAGATTTGTCAGCTGAACTATCAGGTGCGGATCCTTTAAGTGCTATTGGCGATCAAGTCAGCGATTACTGGTCACACGTCTATGAAAAGCTTTTGCTAAAAACTCTCACAGGAGTATTTAGTTCAGTTAGCATGAAGAGTGTTAACCAATTGGACGTTACTGCTGATAAGGTTGATACCACGTTCAGCTTGAAGAACTTCAATAAGGCCCGCTTCTTATTAGGCGATCGCTATAAAGACTTGGCCGTTGTAGCAGTTCATTCTGATGTTCTCCGTCAATTACAAGATGCCAACTTAGTTGATGCTAAGAGTAACTCAACCTTCGTCTTGAATGGCAATGGCAACGTACCAACATCAATCCAAGCTCCTGATGCTGGTGATAAGATTAAAGGCGTTCAAATTGTGGTTGACGATAGCTTACCAGTAAGTGGTGCCAAGTACACGAGTTATCTGTTTGCTCGAGGTGCAGTTGGTTATTCTGAATTGCCAGTCACCAATGCGATTGAAACTAATCGTGATCCGTTAAAGAACCATGGTGTTGACTATCTTGTTAACCGCCGTCGGTTTGTCTTTGCACCACAAGGGTTATCTTGGAACGAAAGTAACTTTACTTCCAAGCATTCAGGCAAAGCTTATCCTACGATGGATGACTTAGCTGATGGCACTAACTGGTCAAAAGTCTACGATCACAAATTGATTCCGATGGCTCAGTTTGTAACTAGTGCTGATCCTATCGTACCGGTATCGAGCCTCGGTCACTAGTCAGGAGGCATTCTATGAGTGACACACAGGACAGTGGTAAGACATTAGAAAACGTTATTACTCTACTAGGTATTACTCCTAACAATAGTGAAAAAAAACGACTGACACTATATATTGATCATGCAGAGCAAGCCATTGTTTTATATCTGGGCCGTTCGGTTAGAATTTCAGGTTTGCCATCCGGATTAGACTACATTGTAGAGAACTTGGCCGTAACTAAGTTTAATAAATTTCATAACGAAGGTGAAAAGTCTCACAGTGAAGAAGGGCTGTCTTTCCAGTTCAACGTTAATGACCTGGCACCCTACTATCCAGATCTCCAAGCTTGGGTAGATGGTCAAGCTAAAACAACGCGCGGCGCTACTGCGATTGGCTGGTGATGGTATGCGTTATCCAGATAAGGTTTATTTATTGACTAAGCTTCTTGATAAAGACCCAGACGGCCTTAATCATCAAGTGAGCTATCGAAGCCAAGTAGTGACAGCTAATGTGCAACAAGTCAATTTAACATTTGCCCCCAATGGCACGGTTTACAATGCAACGATTATTCGTGTTTACGGACGTTATCAGGCCGATGCAATTGGCCTTGATGGTGAATATGTTGAAGGCGATAACGATACGGTGCATGAAATTCAAAAAGTTAGTCAGCATGATAAGCAAACGGCGTTCTATATCATTCATAATGAGGTGATACTGCATGGCGAATAACTACGACAAAATACCTGTCGTTACATTCTCGATTGACGTTGATTATTTTAACCAATTATTTGAGACTGCAAGAGGGCTTGCACGCAATGGTATGACCGAGGCCATGGAAGAAGCCAATAAGGAATATCAACGAGCCGTTGCGCTTAGTAAAGCATTTATCAAGAATGCTGGTGCACGCGAGCAAGAGGCTGCACAAGGCTTAGAGCGCACTCAAGTTGGACATAGTAAGTCTGGTTACGAGCCAACGGGGACTTTGCAGGGATCACTAGAAATCAAGATTAGTGATGATGGTAAGTCAGTATCTGTTATGCCAATGGCAACAGTTGCGGATCAGAAACGGACATTGGCAGCTATTGCTGGGAGTGGTAGTAAGAAGCCAATCACCAGTCAAGATGGCATTGACTATTATGGTGTCTATGTAGAATACGGCACTTATAAAATGGCCGCCGAACCTTTTATGAAGCCAACCGGTGAAAAAATCGCAATGAGGCTTGATAATGAATTTGAACGCATCATGCGTTTGGCAGTATTGGGGAGTGATTGATATGTCACCGGAGGAAGACTTGCTATTAAGCGTTAAACAATGTCTGCGAGCATTGAACGTTCCAGTATATGATTTAGGCCAGCAGCGGCCAACTAATTTTCCACAGGTAGTTGTCAGCTTGCAGAACGAGCAAGAACAAACTGATATTAAAGTTTTGGATTATTTCTTAGGCACTGTGGCTGTTGATGTCTATACTGATTTAGCTAATGTTGGTCAAGCATACGCATTAGGCCGTAAAGTTGCCAATGCTATGCAACGATTGAAACTAGCTGAATGGCCGTCTAAGTATTCTAGCTCGTCAATGAGTAAATTAAATGATAATAGTTTAGAAGGCCGGCCGTTAAATCGGTTGGCTTATTTATTTGATATTTTTGTCTATGGAAAGTGAGGAAACACTATATGGCTGGATTAAAGCTACAAACAAAGAGTGCTGACAAAATTTTATACGGGGTCAAGTTCCCGTGGGATGATAAAGCAACTCTTATTCAAATGTTGGGATTACAAGCTGCATCTAGCACGACTAATACTCGTGCTAGCTCGGCAGTCAACTTAAAGCAGGGCGTTTTGCATACGTCTGGTTCACGATCAGAAACATTTGTCGTTGATTCGTATTGGACGGTCGGTGACAAGATTCATGATGGAATTAAAAAATCAGTTCAACAAGATGTGGCGATTGGCATTTGGCGCATGGATTTCAATGAAGCAACTTTGGATACTGGTGGAAAAGTTAAGTCTGTGCCCGCTGAATTTGGTATGGCTAAACCTAATGGACTGCCAGAAACCGAAGCAGTTAACAACTTGCTGCATGCTAATATCACTTACAATATCGATGGCAATACACAAGATGGTGTATTAGATGTGGCTGAACTTGACCCGCAACTATTAGCCGACGGGTTAAAGATGTTTGATTTCGCTCACAATACTGATATTGGTGGCACCACAACTAGCTCACTTGGACATTAATGGAGGAAATTTAAATTATGGAAAACTTAATGATTGATGGCACTACTTGTACCCCTAAGCTCAACTATGCTTTCGCTAACCAAGTAAAGAAAGAACTCAGTGAAAACGGTCGTGATGGCTTCGATGTCCTTGTTGATGGCTTACTGGACGAAGACCCAGATCAAATTGTAAATGCCTACTATTACGCATTAGCTTATTTCAAGCGTTCGCAACCTAGTCGTGACAAAGTAGTAGAAGCGCTCGAAGACACTATCTTTGCTGACGATGATAAGACTAACGCCGCTTATTCTGATATTATTCAATCTTTACACGCTGATAATTTTTTAGCACGGAAGCTTACCAGTTTTGTCAAAGGATACAACAAGATCCTGGACATCATGCAGAAGAAGTTGGAATCGGAAACAGAGGGCAGCGACCAATACAATCAGGATCAGTTGGGGATGGAACAACTTCAAACACAACTGGACAAGCTGAAAAAAGTTCTGCAACCTGGTACACCGCAATAAGCTATGCCAGAAGCGCAGGCGTAACCCCAGAACAATTAGAACAATTAACACCGGCTGAGTTTAAAGCTGTTTGGCATGGTTATCAGGTTAACATGCTTAATCAGCAACGCGAACAAATGCACGCTCGTTTAATGCCACAGGCAACCTATGGAGTTGAACTCAGTCAACCGTTAGGTGAAGTCGTAGAACGATCTGACGAACAAATTGCAAACGAGATTAGCAAATTAACTGATTATCGAACTACCGAAGAACGACAACCCGATACGCCTCAAATGGCTATGTATCGAAAACTAATGGAAGCAAAAGCTGACAGAGAGGAGGCCGATTAATGAGTGCAGTTGTTGAGAAAACATTTGTGTGGAAATTTATGGATCAGATTAGCCAAGGGGTTGCTAATGCACGCCAAGCAATGGACGAAGCAGTTCATGCTGCTGCTAACATGGGATCTAAAGTTAGTGAGAGTGGCGAAAAGTGGCACAATTACGCTTCAAAACAGAAAGAAGCAATGGACGAAGCTAAAGCTAACTTTAATGAGTATAAAGACCAAGTCACTAATTCAAGCAATTCAATCCGTGAAAAGATCAGCGGCCTAATTGACCGTCTCAAAGAGATTCCACATGATGTTGTGACAACTTTAAAGTCTAAAATCAATGATGAAAATATTGGCCTCTTCACACGCAAAGTGCGGGACGTTCCTAAGGAGCGTTCCGTGCTTTTACGTGCTAAGGATAAATTCACCGATATGTTCAAACATTTCAGCGAGCGAATTAAGCAAACTCCAAAGGAACATTCATTACTGCTAAAAGTAAAAGATGGCTTCAGTAAGGGATTTCAAAAGTTTAACGAGAGCGCCAAAAAAACACGTGAGAACGGCCACCGTTTGCGTGACATTATCGAAGGAACATTTGTTGGTAATGCACTGTACAGCGCTTATGACAAAGTTAAAGATGGCATTGTTGAAGCAACAAAAGCCGGCTATGATTTTGACAAAGAACAACAGGTTATGTTGCAAACATGGACAACTTTAACTGGATCAGCTAATCAAGCCAAAGGTATGGTCAGCACAATCAATGATTTAAGTAAGAAGACTGGTCAAGCTAGTGATTTAGTTAACGAGCTAGAACAAGGATTCTATCATTTACACTCCAGTAAGTCTGAAGCCGATGATTTGTCAAAAGCCATGTTGAATATGGGTGATGCTGTCGGACTGACTGGTGATCAAATGAAGTCAGTAACTCAGGATATGGTTCATGGGTTAGCTACTGGTAAGGTGTCTGCTGGCGAATTAAATCAAATAGGCGCTTACTTCCCAATGATTGATGAAGCAATGGCCAAGCATGAACATACAACCGTTGCAGGCTTGCGTCATATGGCTTGGCAAGGAAAAATAACTGGTAAAGAGCTTGAAAACGTTTTTACTGAATTAGGTAATCATAAGTATGGTGAAGCAGCCGAAAATATGCTGAAGACCATGACTGGTATGCAACGGACGGTTAAAGCACAAATGCCAAAGCTTCTAGGTGACATTGAACAGCCACTGCTCAAAGCTCAAAACCCAATCTTTGGCACCATTTCTAAATGGGTTTCTGAAAGCCACACTGAAAATTTATTTAAAAGTTTGGGAAACAAGGTAAGCAAAGGATTCGCTACAGTTACTAAAGCTTTTGCTGGCGGCAATTTCACTGGTAAGGGCTTTACAAGCACCCTAAATAATATGGTTGAAAACGCTGGTAAGACAGTTGATAAATTTTCAGCTTGGCTTGCAAAAAATGCTGATAATATTAAAGCGTTTGGCAGCATTGTTAAGAGTAGTCTGACTATAGCTTTTAAAGTTGTGGGCGCAGTTATTGGCAATGTGGTTTCAGTGCTCGGATTTTTAGCTAATCCACTTAGTAAAGCATCAAATAACAGTAAAGATGCTTCAAAGTCTGTAAGCGGACTAGCTGGTATTCTAAAATCATTAGCAAACAATGGCCCAGCTATTCAAACTTTCGGTAAAATACTAGCCGGAGTTTTTGTTTTGAAAAATGTTAGCAAATTCGTTGGTGGTATCAGGTCTATTAACGATAATTTAAAAATAACTGACGGTCTAAAGAATCTTGGTAAGCCAGTAACTGCGTTTATGTCTTCATTAAAGGGCGGTTCTGGTGTTCTAAAATCATTTGGAGCAGCACTAAAAGCAGTGCCTTTCACCATTTGGATTGCAGCGATTGCGGCAATCATATTCGCTTTAGTTGAGTTATATAAGCATAATAAAAAGTTCCGTGCGTTCGTAAATGGACTTATTAACACAGTCAAAGATTGGTATAGGAATGTTGTTAGGTGGCTTGGTAATGCTGTAACGTGGATTAAAAAGACGTTTGGTCCATTCTTCAAGTCAGCGGTTAAGTCGATTAAGTCAGTCTGGAAAGAGATTGAACCGGTGGTTTCAGCTGGAATTAATATGGTCAAGAAAATTCTTAAACTTGGTATGGCTGTGGTAAAGGCAGTCTGGAAGGTTGCCTGGGGTCTTATATCATTTGAAGTGAAAAAAACTTGGGCGATCATTAAGCCAATTATTGATATTGGTATGGCTGTAATTAAAGGGGTTATATCAGCCGGAATGGCTATTATCAAAGCTATTTGGAAAGCAACTTGGAATGTCATTAGCACGGTAGTCAGATCTACTTGGAATGTGATTAAGCCACTAGTTATTGGGGCAATGCACGTTATTTCTGATGTAATTCAAACTGTTCTTGATATTATTCGTGGTCACTGGAGCAAAGTCTGGGGAGATATTAAACATATCTTTTCAGATATTTGGAAAGCTTTATCGCAAGCAATTAGAGCTTACATGCACGGAATGCACGATGTAATTTCATCAGTATTAAACGCAATCAGCACCGTTTGGCATGGCATGTGGCGAGGATTAGGAGACTTCTTCAGTGATGTCTGGAAAGGTATCAAGCAGGCCGCACAAGATGGTATCAACGGCGTTTTGAGCGTTATTAATGCCGGCGTTGATGCAATCGATTCAGTTTGGAAATTCTTTACTGGTCATAAAACCAGTATTCACCATTTAGAGCCAGTTAAATTTGCTCAAGGTGGTGTCGTGCATACTCGTCTATCAATGGTTAACGATGGTGCTGGTCAGAACTGGAAGGAACTGTTACAACTGCCTTCTGGTGAACTAAAGATGACTCACCAACGTAATGCGGTGCTACCTTTGCCGGCTGGCACACGAGTATACAATGGCGATGAAACAGCTGCCATTATGGCGTCTGCTGGCGTCGATCATTATGCGCACGGAGGTATTGTTGGCAATGCGATTAATTGGACTAAGGGTAAGCTATCTGACATCGGCTCATGGATTGGTGACAAGGCCAAGGCTGTTGGTAAGTTCCTCAAAGATCCGCTTGGAAATATCTCAAAACTACTTCATAAAGCTACTGATGGCTTATTCAAAGGGGCAGCTAGTTTTGGCGAATTAGCTAGTGGCACCATTAGCAAGCTGTCAAGTATAGCAGTGAATAAGTTCAAGGAAATGCTAAATAGCACCAAGAAAAAATTAGAAGAGAGCGTTGGTGATCTTGGACATGGTAGTGCTTCGTATAATCCAAGTTTGATTAAACGCGCTGCAAGTGCAATGCATACTAGCATAGATGGTGAAAAGCTGCGACAATTGCAACTTTTGATTAATAATGAATCAGGTGGACGAGCCGGAATTCGAGGAATTGATGACGGTGATGGTACTGGATCTGCCATGGGGCTATTACAGTACAAACAAAGTACATTTGACACGTATGCATTACCTGGTCATCATAATATTCTATCTGCTTATGATCAATTACTCGCTTTCTTTAACGATAGTAATTGGTTTTCTGATATTGGCATGGGATATAACGGCAAATATGGTGAATGGCGTGGACTAGCATCAGGTCCTTCTGGTCATCGTCGATTTGCCCATGGTGGCGAAGTCTTTGACGAGCAAAGTGCAATCATTGGCGATAATAGCCAACACCATGAGTTTGTGATTAATCCTTATGATGTCACGGCTTATCCACTATTAGCTAAGGCGATGGACATAACTATGCGTGCTCAACCTGTCTCAACTCAGACTGCTAACAATCACGAAGATGATAATGCCGAGACTAATTCATTATTGCGGCAAGCTAATGCGTTGTTGCAAATCATTGCTGATAAGAAGCCGGAGTTACTAGACGATTTAGCTGCAAAGTTGCGTCAAAAAGACGCTCAGACATTCAGAATGCAGAACAGTTAGGAGGTTAATATGCAAGTATTTTCAGAGCGCACGGATAAACCGCACGCTTATTTATTTGGCGAATATACGAACCCGTTGGGTTTTGACCCGATTGAACTCGCTTTGAGTGAAGATGGTCAAGTCTGGCAATCAATTTTTGATAATCCCAATTTAAATAACGTGTATCTAACTGATTTTGATTGGTTGCCACCAGTAATCGCTGACACCTATCGAACTGCAGGTACACGCGACGGTCAACAGCTTGCTAGTAGCCGCTTGGATCAACGCGATATAATTCTAAAATTCGTTGCTTATTGCCACGACAATACTGACGAAAAGCTAACTTTCCAGTCACTGTCAAATTTTCTAATACGACGTCATAATTATTGGATTGCCTTTGATAATGGTGGTGGTCGCATGTATCACGTCCGAGAAAAGACAATTACTGCTGAATATTATGATGACAAGATGATGATGATTACTGTCACATTGAATAACTTTACTGGGGTTGCACAAAGCATCATGCCGTCAACTCATATTAATGAAATGCCAAATATTGGCTTAGGATTTCCGACTGATACAGTGAATTATGTGTTCAGCACATCTGAATTTGATGTCAATAATATTGGTGAACTACCAGTTGATCCCTTGGTGCAGAGCGATTATTTGGATATTACATTGACCGGTATTGGTTCGCCAACAATCGCTAACACAACGACTGGCGATGCGATTACATGTACTAAATCATTAACAACTAGAGATACGTTTAATCTAATTGGCGTAAATCCACAAATTAATGGGCAAGCAGCTGGGATTAATACTGACAACGGTATTATCAGGTTAGCCAGCGGTAACAATCATTTCAAGATTACTGGTTGTCAAGATTTGAATTGTACTGTTAGCTTTTATTTCAAGTATCTAAATTGATGATTCAATATCCTAAGCTAACTATTAGTGACCGGCTTAACCAGCAGAGAGAGCGGTTGCCACTAACTGACTTGCAAGAGACATTTAAAGAGTCTTGGACGGTCAACGAAAAGTGGCAAGTGACATTTGCCATTACTGATAGTTTGGCTTACGAACAGGCTATTCAACTGCTAAACGTACAGAATATCGTACACTATGACGGGCAAAGCTATGTTATTACACAGTGTACCAAGACAGTTTCTGGAGGGGTATCTGTTTATGAAGTCACAGCTAGTCACTTGTTTTACCGATTGGCTAATAATGTTCGTCAAGATAATGTCAAAACTGGAACACTAACCTATGGATTAGCTGATGCAGTCAATTTTATGCTTGCTAATAACGACCAAGGGATAACAGCTGAATTTATTGGTGATTTTCCTAAAATTCAAATTGAAAATCTTGGTAATTCATCATTCAATAAATTTTTGCAAGATTATACCAGTAAATTTGATGCCAGTTATATTATTGATAACCAACAAATTGTTTTTTATAGTGCAGCATATCTAAAACAGCAGCCTGTTATTAATACATTGTTCTACCAACATGATGTTGAAGACGTTAAATTGTCGCTTGATACAACTAGCCTGGTTAATGAAGTTCATTGTTTGGGTAAGCCAATTGATCAAGGCAGTGGCACTAACAATTCACAAACTAAGTATCAAGTTGACTTTATTTATCGCGATGATGACAGTGTGAAAAAGTGGGGGCTACAACGTGGTGATCCACTAAGTGATGAACGTTTCACTGATCAAGAATCTATGACTGAATATGCTCAACAAACAGTTCAAGCGCAACCAATTGCAACACTTACTACTACCGCTTGGAATGTAATTATTAAACAGTGTGAAACGGTGAAATTAATCATGCCTAACCTTGATTGGCAAACTAATGTAGCCCTTAACGGTTATGAACGCAATCCGTTTAATCAGTTTTCATTACCAACGATTACGTTTGATAATGCTAGTTTGGCCGTTAATGACATTAATGTTGCCATGTTTAAACACATTACTAATGCTAATGATAATGTTGGTAAAACAGTGACTCAATTACAGACAGCATTAAGTGATCTACAAGATGGCGATTTAATCACTGATGATGATACGATCGACAAACTTAACGAATTAGGTGAAATTTCATGAGCATTGCATTAAAAGACGCGGTAAAAATATTAGCTGATGCGGTTGATGCTATTAATAAACGGTTTCCAATCAAATGGGAAGATATTATTAACAAACCAAATATTGATATTACGGATTACTACACGAAAGAAGAAGTCGATGCGCTGCTGAAAAATAGCCATCAATTAACGTCTCCAGATGGTAGCACTTGGTCACCGAGCATTGACGACAACGGAACATTAATATGGAAGAAGGAAACTAATAATGGTGGAAGGTAAAGCTGTGTTTTTGCTTAGAAAGGGGTGAGTGTAGTTGGCAACAATTGATAGTAAGCTTGGGATTAATGATCAAAATTTTTGCTATGATTTTAATAGAGTTTCAGACGAAGATTTTAAAAAAAATTTTAACTATGAAATGTATTTAATAAATCAGCTGCCAATTAATTATTTGAGACTTGGCACACAGCTGTATCCTAATTTGGTTGATTCTAGTGGGAATTATAAATTGGATAGGCTCGACTATGCTGTTTCAACAGCATTAAATGCTGGATTTAAAGTGATCATGCCTTTCTTTGCATACAGCGTGACAAACATGAACTACGTTGATGAGATGGGCGCATTAAAAAATTTAATTTTAAATGTTATAAAAAGATATTCTGGAAAGGGAATAGTCTATGAGGCAATTAATGAGGCTCAAAACGGTGGTGGTTATTGGTTTGAACAAGATTTTGAATCATCTAGAGCAGATATAATTACTTTAAATGAATTTTATGCCAACAGTGTTTGGGAATATGACCCGACCGCGAAGTTCATTGCAGGCGATTTTCCATGGGTAAACGACTTATCATCATATAATAAAATAAACGAATCCATTAGTGATGGTATTTTAAAAATGCCGCGTGCTACATCTGCTAGTTATCATCCATATATTCCTGGGAAACCTGAGCTTATGCTTGAAGATTATCGGCATCAAGATTTAATTCAGCAGATTAAAAAGGAAGGGCTGCAAGTAAGCGCTACTGAATTTGGCTTTGCAAGTATGGTAGATTCAAAGTATATAGCTGACTATGGATACGCCGGATATTTTGCAGGAACATATGATTCAGAAACACAATCAAAATATTTAATTCGTCAAACTCTCCTGATGGATATGCAGGGATTTGATAAAATTATTCTTTTCACCGGGAACAACACTGATCGGCCATGGACAATCGTTCCAAATATTTGGGATAGCGGTGCATGGAATGAATCAACAAAGTATCATTTAACTGCTCCAGGTCAGGCATTCAAATCATTTTTTGAGTGTCTTATCGGATATGAATTTTTGAGAAGAGAAGAAAGCGATAGTGACATTTACGCTTTAAGGTATGTAAGCTCCGGAAAATCAGATCTGATCGTAGCGTGGTCAACTAATAACAAGCGAAAAAAAATATATAACGATGGTAATAACACACTCGTTTTGAGTGGTATGCCCCAAATATTTGTGGCGTCCGAAAACTTTACCACTAATTTTTGGAATGGCGTAAATTTCACTCAATTAGATGTATCTTCTTCTTTTTCAAATTTCAACAATTCTATCGCTTCTAACTTTGCTATATTTGATAGGGGTTTCAATGATATTTGCATGGGTTTAAAAAACAATTTTGGATTATCAATTTCTACGCAAAGCTTTGATTTGAGCATTCCTGAATATAGAGATACTCGCACATGGGTAAATAGAAATTTCAGCATAGCAAGGCTTAAGCTTAGTAGGCTAGAAAATATTTTTAATCAATATACTTTCTTAAGCATTGATAAGGACATGCTTACAGCAGAAACCCCTGAAATGCAATTGGAATTTAATGCAAAGCTAGTTGATGATGTTAATGCTTTTTTTGAAAATGCAAATGTAGAGTTTGATGCGTTTGCAGAAAAAATTAACAGTTTAATTGAGGAGGACTAAAATGAATTCAGAATTTTTAGTAATTGATCTAGCTTCACAATCACCCAAGGTTGCATCTCTTGGCGATTATTTATTTGCACGGCAGGGAGACAACCGTCGCCCTTTAAAGCTTTGGTTTCAGCAAAATGGAGTTCCATTTTCTTTGACAGACTATACTGTTGGGTGGGAGCAAACAAATGCACAAAAGACTCCTTTGTCAGTAGAAGGCACCACAGTTAATGGCAGTGTTAATGGACAAGTTATATTTTATTTTCCATCACAAGCATTTTCAGTTGTTGGAACGGTTACAGGCCATTTTGTTCTAAAAAAAGACAGCACTGTTATTTCAACTATTGATATGAATTTTGATGTTGCTGCCGACAATGTTTTGATGGGCATAGATACTGCACCTTTCATGACAGACTGGGAGAACTTTAAAGCATCAATTGCTGATCAAGTGGGAACTCTTACTGCGAATGTTGCAACTGCAGAAAATTCTGTTACAAATTTGCAATCTTCTGTTACTGATATGACAGCAAAAATCACTTCTAATTCAGTGGCAACAAAAACAGATTTAGCGAATTTTATTGGTAAACAAGGCGATCAGGCTTTAAGCGGAAATTTAAGTGTCTCTGGAAATGTATCAGCAGATGCATTCAATCTTGCAACTGGAGCAGATGTAGGGTCTTGGTCGAGGCTTAAAAAAACAGGTTCTATTTTTGGTGAGAACCAATCAGGAATTTACAGTTATGATTCAACAGATGGTTCTTACGCACCAGCTGGTGTACCACCTTACTTGCCAGATTTTGCTAAACAAGGACATATTTTGCTAACCGTAGATGGAAACAAAAAAACGGCACACTTTTTGGAAGCTGGCCTTACTCAGATAAATACAAATGGCTCAAATACAGGATGGATTTATGATAGGCCTGTTTATCTTGGGAGTGGGTCTTTGAGCAAAGGGCAAGCGATCACTTTAGCTGCCGATAGTCAATACTTTCAATATTTTAGAGTGGTTCTTAAAACGCCTACCACTCAAAGAACCCACATAGCGCTGATATATAGGGACGATCCAAGAATGTATTTTGAGGAAAACTTATCAGATGGGTTTGATGTATCTGGAAGCATGAGCTATGTAGCGCTTTTTATTATTTCAGGAACTAGTTTTAAGTTGAACTATATAAATATGACTCGAAATGGAGTAAACACTGTAACACCTGTAACATCAGCAGCTTCAATTGCCGTTTTTGGCATGAGTTACTTAATTTAATAAAGGAGCAGGTGAATGACAGGAGATGATCAGGGTGAAACTCAAAAATAAACTAGCATTAACGGGAGCGGCCACAATGGCGGCTCTTTTTTTAGGACTAAGTGCTAACGCTGCCCGCATGGATATGGTCGATGTATCGAATAATAACGGCTATATGTCAACGGCAGAGTATGTTTCCATGCGTAATGAGTTCGGTGTTAAGGCTGTTACGGTAAAGATTAGTGAAGGCGGTACGTACAAGGATCCGTATGCTGCCAGCAACATTGCAAATGTCCAATCGGCGGGAATGTATATCAATGGTTACCACTTTGCACGCTATGCCACTAAGGCACAAGCAATTGCCGAAGCTGACTTTGCCGGTAAAACGGCTAAGGCAGCAGGACTACCAGTTGGAGCGGTACTAGCGACTGACGTAGAATCACAGGAAGCTAATAACCAATCTAAAGCAGCCAACGACCGTAATAATGCTGCGTTCATGCAAGAGATTCAGAAGTTTGGTTATCGGGCCGACATTTACACGTCTGGATCATGGGCTAACAACAAGATGACTGTCAAGGGAAAAACTGGCTGGATTGCCGCTTACCCGTATGTAGTTAGAGGTAAAAACTGGTATTCAACTAACCACGCATGGCAGTGGTCATCAACGGCTAAGTTCCGTATCAGCTATGGTGGCTTTGATGTCAGCCAATTAAATAGCAACTATTACACAGCTGGTCAGAAATCAACGGTCAAGCCGACTAATAAGGCTGCAGTTAAGGCCAACAACCGAAAAGCCAACAAAAACACTTCACGGCCGTCCGTCATGTCAAAGTGGGTCAAGGAAACGAAAACTTACACACTCAAGACGGCGGTTAAGCTGCGCACAGGTGCGTCAACGTCATCAAACACGATTGCTATTTTGCCAGCTGGAACCACGGTCAAGACCGATCAAGCTATTATTCAGGGTGGGTATCGTTGGGTACGCCAACCACGTTTTAATGGTTATGGTTATCTAGCAACTGGCCCGGCAAGTAATACGCTGGAATATGTAAAGAGTGGCACAACTCACACGTACTACACAGTCAAGTCTGGCGACAGCTGGTGGGCAATCGCACAACGTAACGGACTAAGCATGACTACATTAGCTATTCAGAATGGAAAGACGATTTACACCACTATCTATCCTGGTCAGCGATTGGTGGTGCGGTAATTGCATACACTATTAGGATTAGGCTGGGATGAATGGGGATCAATTGTTGCCATTGTCACTAGTATTTGTGTACTAGCTAATTGGATTCTCAATAAGACGGTTCGTATTCCGCTCAACGATTTAGGCAAGCGGCTTAGCCGGTTTACTGATGAAAGTTTAAAAGTACGACAGCAAAACGCCGACACAATGAACGCGATTGAAAATCGGGTCATTAAGGTAGAAGGCCGGTTAGATGGCCATGACATTGAATTTAAACATCTATATGAAAAGGAAGCCAAAAGAAATGAAAAAAATTAGTTTCAAGAATGCTGATGGTAGCTTGAACGGTAAATTGATTGCTGGGATTATTTCGTTACTGATCGTTTTAATTCAACAAGTCTTTGCCATGTTTGGCATTAAGTTTACTGGTGACTGGTCAGCAATCATCGCAGTAGTGAATACCGTATTAACGATCCTTGGTATGTTGGGTGTGATTACTGACGTTCAAGGAGTGACAGCACCAACGGTTGACAGTGATGAGGAAAGCCAGGTTGAAGCGACCGCTAATAAGGTCGCTGATGAAGCGCAAACACCAACGTCCACAGTCGCTGCAGTAAATAAGTTCTGCAGCTTCCGACACTGAAACGGCGTCAGAATCCGCCTCACAAGCAGCAAAATAGTGCTATAATAATTGTTGGCTATAACTTGATATAGAGTTTCATTCATTGCGGAGCTTGGTCACTCTGCAACTTTTCCCCTGCGTTTCGGCGTGGGGGATTTTTTTATAAATAGAATACTATCGGTAAATTCTATAATTAATCCGAACAAAAATTAAAAAAAGCCCAAAGCAATCTCTTACAATGGTAGTAGCTAATTCCAACCAACTATAAGGAGCGATTACTTTGGGTATCTCTACTTTATCACGTTTTCAACGTGGCGCGCTAGCACAACTAGTCAGTGAAGGTCATCATACTTACCAAGATATGGCTGACGCTTTAGGCGTTGCCAAAATCTACCATTCACTATGAATTGAAACCGGGTTAAACCTTATGACCCTGAATTGGCCCCAACAAGATGCTGACCGCAAAAGGACGGGCTTGCGGTCGCCATTCGATCTAACATCATCATTAGTGACTTTAATTACCAATCACTTGCGATTAACCTGGTCACCAGAAGCGGTCGCGACTGCTTTTAACTTGGGTACCGCTTCAATTTATAATTGGGCTTAATCGTGGCTGGTTACCTTTCGAATTAGCTGATCTACCTATCGAAATATTCCGACAGTGTCGAGTTAATGAACACCGTGGCACATTTACAAGTGGGACTTCGATTGAACAACGACCAACAATTGTTAATCAGCGGTTAGCTTTTGGTCATTGGGAAGTAGATACAGTGCTTTCTGGCCGGAAAGAGTCACGAGCATGCCTGGTCACTTTTGTAGAACGTAAGACGCGACTTCTATGGGCCATAAAAGCCCCTAACCGAACTGCCAAGGCCTTAAATAGCGCCTTTGAAAAGTTTATGGGAACCTTTGGTTCCCAAGTGAAATCTATAACTGTTGATCATGGTAAAGAGTTTGCCGATTATCAATCCATAGAACAAGACTATCAAATTAAAGTTTATTTTTGCCATCCATATTCACCATGGGAACGGGGTTCCAATGAATATTTCAATCGACGGTTACGTTGGTTCTTCCCGAAAAAGACTAACTTTGGCCAGGTAACGACAGATGAAATCCTGGCAGCGCTTGAACTTATTAACCAACGGCCATTAAAAATCCATCATCAACAAACTGCCATTGAAAGTTTCCGGGCTTGTTCGGATTAAACTTGTAATTTGCCTATCTAAAAAGTTAGAAAGTGTGATATAATTCGTGCATGAAAAGAACAAAAATTAAATACAACAACCAATACTATGACTGTGTGGTTTATTTATTATACCCAGGTATAGAACAGTTCAATGAATTGGGAGCAGTACTTAAACATGATTACTTGCGAAAGCATAAACAATCGGAAAGTAATATTACTGCTCAAGCCTACAGGCTTAATGATACGCACGCAGTAATATTAATTAAAATCAACGACAAGACAGTTAGAAAGTCTTTTAGTTTTTGCCACAAATAGGGCACAATACCCCACTGTAGATTATGTTGCTGAAATAAACGAACAGGCACAATGTCTTTTTGAAGAAGAGGGTATATACGGATATCTTGGTATACGTGATACCAGCCTATTAGAAAACATTGTTGGCCGAAGTTCAAAACTCTATTTTTTTTGGTGAAGATCAGATACCAACGATAATCCAAAAGGCAGCCACTTATTGGTGGAAGTTTGCTCATTATCAAGTTTTAATAATGGAAACAAGCGAACAGGATTGTTGACGGCAAGCCTATTCTTGAATATAAATTTTATTAAAATAGATTTTGATATGGAAAAGCTGTATAACGTTTCTAAGGGAATTTCTTCCAACAATATGACGGTAGAAGATGTTTATCATTTTTTGTTAGAAATGACGAGCTTTGACTATAAAAAATTAACTAAGGATTATTTGAAAAATAATTAGGAGGAACTTAAAATGAATATGGAAAATTTTGGCACACCATTGGTAGTAGAAAAGGACAATAAAGAAATTAGTCGTGAACAATTTAAAAAAGCAATGAGTGAGTTAATGAAAAACAAGGAATTGGTTGGTACTCTGAGAAAGTTAGCAAAAGAATAAATTTCAGTAACCCCTGCCTAATTTATATTATTTAAACTTCCCCTGCGTTTCGGCGTGGGGGATTTTTTGCGTAAAAAGCCACCTGCTGTGAGGGCAGACGGCTAATACATAAGAGAAAGTATCTTAGCGAAAGAGGAAGCCAGATTATTACTAGGTTCCATTATTATCATAGGAATACATGAGAAATCGTGCAACTTTAATACTCACTACTGTGAAACTACATTGCTGGCAATTGGCAGGTGGTATTCTAAAGCTGGTTATTCTCACACGTATTATACAGTCAAGTACGGTGATTCATGGTGGGCGATTGCTCAACGCAATGGCTTAAGCGTCTACACGTTGGCTACTCAAAATGGTAAAACGATCTATTCTATGATTCACCCTGGTAATAAGTTGATTATCAAATAGACGAAATCCTCACACTGGCAATTGCTGGTGTGAGGATTTTTTGTTTGTTGTGAAATTTATGCTTTCATTGTATAAGTGTTGTAATGATGAGAGAATGCTGGTGCAACAGCAAAAATTAATTTTTAACTACGAAAGTTGTAATTTTAGACAAAACAATAAAATCCCACACTAACCTTAATTGGCTGGTGTGGGACTTTTTTATGTTTAAGATAATAAGTTGGTATATAATAGTGAAGAAAGCAAAACATCAAAAAAAGGACCAATATTAAATTAATTTGTGCTCTTCCACGATTTGTAAATAAAATATCTCTCTTTTTCGCAAAGGGCTTAATACCAATGGTTTGTTACGTGCTACCTATGATGGTATAACTACCGTGCGGGTGATAAGTCGACGTCGGTAGATAAAAAGAGAAGCGTCATAATGCTGGTATATCAGCATTATGACGCTTCTCTTTTGCTAATTGGTATCAAATTAAAACCCCAATTTTGCGTTTTGGCTGTTGTGATCACAACAGCACTGTTAAGCGCTCATAAAAAAGGGTTTTGGGATCGTGTCACAAGTAAGGGTCCTATGAATTAATTATTACTCGTTAATAGTGTCTGAAAGGCCGTTAGCGACATTCCAGGTACGACCCGTTGTCGAGTGAGATTGTATGGGTTCTGTGTGCTGGTGGCGATGCCAGGTGCCGTTGATAGGGCATACTGATAGCCAGCCTGTTTATCGGCTTTAATGGTCTGCTGATTAGCACGGCCGGCTGGGTAACAAATAACTTGTGTGTTCTGTTGTAAATTATGATCGAGCCATTTTTTGGAACTTGATAATTCCGTAAGTTGAACCTGGTAAGTTAAATTATTTAAATCCAGATGGCGAACGGTGTGACTTTGAAAATCAATATTACCGGATGCTTGCATCCGCTTAGCATCAGCTAAAGTTAAGTGGTTTTTCTTATGGGTAAAGCCGGTAATAAAATTAATGGTGGCGTGTTGGTGCGTCTGTTTCAAAATTGGCCAAGCTGCTGTCATGTTATCTTTATAGCTATCGTCGAGTGTGATCCAGACAATCTTCTTTTGTGGAATTCGCCGATGTTTGAGCGCGTATACGGCTTCATTGGCAGTCAGCGTTCGGTAGCCGTGTGCCTTTAGATAAGTCATTTCAGTTTGAAATTCTTTGGCGGGGACACGTAACTGGTTCCCGCTAGAAATACTGTGATACATCAAAATAGGCAAGTGAACATCTTTGACGGTATGCCAATGTTGATAAGGCCGTGCTTGTGCTTGGTGTTTAGCCGAGCTGTGAACGCTTTTAGCGCTAGTCTTAGATGATTGACTGCTGGCTTGTTTAGTTGCCGGTGAAGCCGCCTGACAGCCTGCTAACAGGCCGAGCGCGACGCCGAGACCTAATACAAAGTTGATACCCCGCATGTGCAT